TCACGTAGAAGCCTTCAGGGTTGAGCTTGTTGATCATGCCACTGCCCACCGACGCCACCGAGCGGTACTTCTCCTGCAGCCGCTTGAGAACCTTCACCGCCTGGTAGACGTCGACCCTCGCAGTGGCCGCGATCGTCTCGACGCCGCCGGCATAGATCGTCGCGTACATAGTTGACTTCAGAACCTGCCGCCGCTTGTCCGACTTCTGGAAGCTCGGCTCGTTGTAGAGGTCCCGGCCGAGCATCACGAAGAAGTCCTCGCCCTGCTCGTCCGCGTCCCGCAGGGTCTGCTTGAGATCCTCATCGTTGTTCAGGAAGGCCCACGTGCGCAGCTCGATCTGGCCGTAGTCGGCCGAGACGATCACGTGCCCCTCCCTGGCCTCCACCGCCTTCCGCACCGTCAGGTCGCCCGTGGGGAGCTGCTGCAGCGGAGGGTTGGCTACCGACATACGGGTGGTCCGCGCCTGGCACGGTTGAATCTGCGGGTGGATGCGGGCCGTCTCATCCAGTTGGTACCCAGAGGCTTCCGACATAGCAGCCAGATAATTGACCCGCGTCCTGTGCACATCTCGGAACTCCAATACGAGATCAGCAATGGGGTGGTCGATGGCGCCAAGAGCTTCCTTGTCAACCGAGAGCTGGCCGCCGGCCGTCTTCCGTGCACCGGGCGGCATGACTCCCGCCAGCTGCAGCGCCTTGGCTACGCTCGCGGGCGCACTCGGAGTTATGCCGTACTCCGATTGGAGTATGCGAGCTATGTTGGCTTCCTGCTCCACCAGTAGCTCAGCCTGATCTCGCAGGTATGGCCCGTTGACCGGTAGCCCGTTGCGCGCCATGGCCGTGCAGATGTTGGTAGTAGCGATCTCCATGGAGTGGCACTCCTGCCACCGGACGTTTTCCCGCCGCCTCCGGTACGTGTCATAGAGTGCCGCCGTCAGGCAGGTGTCGAGAACCCCGTAGCCCACGAACGGGCGCCAGTCGAGTGGGACAGTGGCCCAGCTCCAGCCATTCAGCGCCATGCCTGCCTTGAGCCGTTCCTCGCCCGCGCCGGCCCAGCCGCCGAACTCCCGCACCGCCAGCGGCTTTAGGCGCCGCGTGTCGTCTGACCAGTTGTCCAGCCCGGCCCAGATCATGCCGTCTTCCAGATGCTCGATCGGCATCCGGTAGCCCATCTCCCAGACTGCCCAGTAGTCGTACGGGAGGTTCCACCACACCTGCTTGACGCCGGCCCTGTCGCACCACTTCAGCGCTTCCATCCCGAGCCCGCGCCAGTCATCCCAGGGAACCGACCAGCCGCCGTCAGTGTCGCCGAACTGGAGCGTGCGGACTCGGAAGTCCGGGCGCCATTGCTGGAGCCCGGTACCTTCCGTGTCACACCCAACCCGCGTGCGTCCCGGCTGTGTCAACCAGGTCCAGAACTCAGCGACGTCCGCGACGTCAGAGACCATCTGGAACGTCAGGTTGAGTGGGTCGATCATGCGAAGCGCCGCTTCCGGATCTCTATCGTGGCATCCTCCAGCTGCTGCCAGGCCGCGTCCACGGTGTGCGGCAGATCCTTGCCCTGAAGGAGAGAGAACAGCTGGGTGGCCTCGGTACGGGTGAGACCGGCCACCTGCGCGTAGGTAGCAAACAGCATCGAAACTATGGCATCCAACATGTGCTCCTAAAGATCGGGCCGGTAGCTCACGCTACCGGCCCGTGCTGGTGGTTGGTGTTAGGACCAGTCATCTTCTTTGGTGGGGGGATTGACGGCACCGGTCATGGTGAGACCCTCGCCGCCGAGTTCAATGTCGTCGTCGTCCAAACTGATCTCCTCTTCTCCATCCCCGAGGTTGCTGGCCCCGGAGTAGTCGCCGCCGGAGATAGCCGAGTCAACCCCGAGATTCTTGCGGAACCGAACCCGGTTGCGAGGCTGGCCGAGGTACTCGTCCTCATCCAGCCCGACCAGGATCTTCTGCCCGAGCATCTGCGCCGCGATCTGGTCGGCAGTCGGCCGCTCAGACTTGATCCACTCCTGCGGAGCGCCCATGGCCTTCAGCCCCTGCGCGAAGATCCGCGCCGCGACCGAGTTTTCCGGGGACCACGTGAGCTGCTCGGAAACCTGCCGGCCCTGCTGCGGACCGTTCATCGCTTCCAGAACGACCTTGAAACACTGCTTGCCGCCAGCCGTGATCGCCGCCGTGGACTTAACCACGACCATCTCGTACTCACCCTTGGGGAGAGGCTTGCCTTCCAGCTCCTCCCCGAACGCCTCGAACTCATCCGCGAAACTAAACTCACCGTCGCTCACTCTTCCTCCTTCCCTTCTCCTGTGCTGGCCGACGCATCACCGATGGTTGACACGACGGCCGGCTCCGCCATCAGCGGCCCATCCTTGAACACCAGCTTGATCAACTTGGAGAACGTGGTGTTGCGCGCCGCGATCTCTTCTGTCGTCTTGCCGGTCACCTGAGGCAGGGTAACGATGGCCGGGATACGCCCACCCACCCGCTCGCCCGCCTCGATCCGACCAGGAAGACGCCGCGTGCGAAGCTTACGCACTTCCTGGCCCGTCTTGTTGTCCGCCTCCACAAACAGATATGCGGTGACGTCCATCAGATAAGGGACCACTGTGTTCAGTTGCCCCTGCAAGTGTGGCCGGAGCATACCGTCTCCGGTCTCTTTCGTCATGGCTGTGACGACCACGGCCTCCAGCGGGTGGTTGGCATGGAACGTCAGGTCCCGAAGGTCCCGCATGAACCCGCCCACGACCCGGAGAACCGAGCCCCAGTCCTGCAGCTTGACCTGGTTGCGCCCCGCCACGTCCTCGATATAGCGGTACTGCAGCTCAGAGATGCTATCAACCGACGCCGACCGGAACGGGTGCTTCCCGCCGTGCAGCCAGTCGAACGTCCGCTGGGCATCCTGCCATTCTCGAACCGAGACCACAGCCGTATCCCAGTCGGAGGTCTTAGACCAAGAGGGAGGGGGATCGCGCGGATCCCACGCGACCCCCCTGATCGGCAGGAACCTGGCCGCGCTCTCTACATCGAAATACACACGAGGTGCCGGAGTGCTGGCAGCCAAGAGGGATTTGCCCACCTTGGACATACCGTGCACCAGCATAGAGAGAGCAGGATCCACTACGCCCTCGCAGGAGCGTTGAACTGGCCGTTAGGGTTGTGCCCCGGCGGACGGTTGGAAGCCGGAGCCGTGGAGAACCAGTCCTGAGGAGTGAAGATCTCATCGTTCGGGTAGGGCTGAACCGGAGCAGGCTGCTCCGAGTCCTCCGCCTGAGTGACCTCGGAGTTGGTCATCCACTGCCCGTTAGGCCAGCGGGTGAGCATCTCGGCCCGGGACTCGGAACTGACCCGGTTGGTGTAGTCGACCAGCTCCCGCGCCGACACCGCGTCCTGCGTCTTCATGTCAACCACGTTGCTGCCGTTGTAGATCCGGACGCCGTACTCCGGCTCCGGCTGAGGCTCCGGCTGCTGGAACTGCTGCGCGATCTGCTCCGGAACGGGGAGCCGCTGCCGGAAGCTGTGGAGGTTGACGTCCGTGCGCGCCCACCGTCCACGGTGGAGGAACACCCACACGTCCCCACAGCGCAGGCACGCCCACATGATGCCGGGGTGCCAGTTGTCCGCCGAAGGGCGGATGCACTCGTGCTGACCTTCTGCTGTCATGCTGCTACGGACCTCTCTAATAGCATCCACGATCTCCGGCTCGGGGACCGTAGACCGCTGGCTGGTAGGCCAGATTCTCCATCCGGTCATGATTATTACAACCTTCTCTCTCACCGGTCACCCTAACCACTCGTGTAGGGCCACGATCTCGGCACATGGCCAGCGCTGGCTACAGGATGTGCACAGCGTATGACCCACCTGGCCAGGCACGGTGCCTGGCATAGATTCCGTAGCCCCAGCTGTGTGTTCCATCAAAATGATCTCCACTAGATTGTGGAGCTTGTCGTCCGTGAGCAGGAGCGCACGGTCTCTAAGACACTCCACGTTCACCTGAAGTTTGCCCACGCTACACTGCCTCCTGGTCATCGGTATAGCGCTCGAACGGGTCTCCGACAACGTACAGGTCAGTGAGCATCTGCTCGGCCGCCGCCTTGCCGGTGGCCTGGTACTCCGCGCAAGGCAGCTTGAACGGGCAGGTAGCGCACTGCCACGACGGGTGGAACGGGGTAGCGATGCGATGGTCCAGCCCAGAGTCAAGATCACGCTTGGCCCGGATCATGTTGTTCAGAATGCCGATCAACCGGAACCGGTACGCCATCAGATCCATGTGGCTGATCGGGATCACCAGCCGCTTGTAGAACGGTGGCTTGGCCGCTGCCGTGCGGAGCACCTTCCTGAGCAGCGTGTAGACGATGCCGGCCACCCAGGGCTCCGCCTGGTCCCGATCTGAGCTGGCCTCTAGCAGCATGTAGAGCCGGCCCTGCGGGGACATCTCCAGACCCAGGATGGTTGGCTCACCGAAGTTGCCCACTGTCTTGTAGTCGTTGATGAAGATCGCACCGTCAGAGATCCGCCGGGACCGCCGGTCCAGCTTGCCCCGGACCAGGATGTCAACCGATTCCCCATCGACTTCCAGCGTGATCACTTCCTTGAGCTGCGCTTCCACGCCGAGAGTCTGCCAGTCGGCCGCCTCATCGTTGGCCCACTCGACGTATCCCTCCAGCATTGCGCGCCCGAGCTTGTTCTCCCTGTCCAACCCGTCCGTGAACCCGCCGTGCGCCTTCTCGTACTCGTACATCATCAGCACGTCCCAAATGGCGCCGATATCGGCCCGACCATCTCCCTCCTCCCACAGCTCCAGCGCATGGTGGACCCGCGCGCCGAACGGAAGCGGCCCGGTTGGAGGCTCATCCTTGCGCCTGAGCTTCCTGTACGTGCCAAAAAACCATGAGCGTGGGCATGACATAAATCGCTGCATGTCCGAGTAGCTGGTCTGCATAGTTGCGTATACTATGGTTGACTACCAGACCACACAAGGGGGAACGTATGCAGTTCACGCAGCGGGAGCTACGCAAGTTCGCGCCAGACTCCAGAAAACTGATCTTGCAAGTACAGGCGTCCGGCTGGCACGGGGACCGGATAGCACGGCACGGCGCCGTGTTGCTAGCACCAGACAAGACAGCCCGTATCTGCGTGCCAAGGCAGGTAAACGGCCGGCTTCTCAACAACACGATGGCCCCATATAAGCGCTGGCTTCTCCAGCAAAACCAGTACGACCCCGCCACCATCAGAGCAGAAGCAGAGGTTGACATGCCGGCGTGCGCAGAGTGCGGCAAGGTCTTCGAACGTAAGCAGCAGGTCACCGTCCACCACGCGATGGTCCACGACCTGAAGCAGTGCCCGCACTGCGAGCGGAAGATGAACGCCAGCAACCTGGCCCGTCACATCAACTCCGCGCACCAGCCGTTCCCTGAGCCCGAGACCGCACCGGTTGACACTGAAGCGCCGCTCACGCTGGCCGGTATCGAGCTGCCACCAGCCGCGTTTGACAGCTTCCCTGCTGATCTCCCGCACGGTGCTGACTACTTCAAGCCCTCGGCCGAACCCGAGCGGGACGGGCTGCTCGATTACTTCCGGCACAACGCCACCCCCGAGCAGCCGTCTGAGCAGCTGACAGCCATTCGCGCGATCCTCATCCCCAGCATGGAACGGGAAGCGAAGCGCAACCGCGCCCGCATAGCAGAGCTGGAGCGGATGATCGTTGACCAGCAAGAGGTGCACCGCAAGGAGCTTGAGGACTGCTCCGCCAAGCTTGACCTGATCCGTGGACTGCTCTAGTTGACAGCCGTTGACCGATGGTGTACAGTCAAGCTATCGAACAGAGAGGGTCACTATGTGGATCATCGGTCAATACGGTTTCATCTCACTCGTCCAACACAAGGATGACCCAGACATCATGCAAGTCCGCGCCCGGGTGCGTGAGGACATCCTCATGTACTTCCCAGGGGTGGAGATTGAAATGATCGTCGGCGCCGACTACCTGTATCGGGCGAACGTCCCGCGCAACATCGTTGCTGAGACAGTGGCCGCTGAGATCCTTGGGTACTCCGTGACCAGCCACGTCAAGGACGTTGCCGTTCAGTGCTCCCAGCCGAACGCCTACCGGCAGACAGCCTATTACGCCTGCTGGAGAGCCCTGTCGGACATGCAGCCATACGCGCCATACTCCCGGCTCCCGCGTGCCGAAGAGAAGCGGCTGCTGAACCGCCGAGTTGGCGTGCGCCCGTGGGCAAACGACATGCTCCCGTTCGAGCAGGACGTGATGTACCCGGCGTGGGACGGGCCAACGCAGGACATCCCCGAACTGGAAGAGGACAAGCAGCCCCGGGACAAGCAGGGCCGGTTCGCCTCCAAGCACCGCAAGAGCAAGAAGGGCAAGACCAATGGATAACGGATACCCGCCGCTCCCGTTCGATGAGCGGGAGGAGAAGCTGCCCACGTGGGCGCGGAAGCAGATGTCTGAGCTACGACGCCGCACCAAGGCCGCTGAGGACGCCGTGTTTCAGGCTGCTAACGGGGAGAAGCTGGAGGAGTCGGATACGATCTTCCGGCCCTACGGGGACATCCCGAAGGGGTTGGGCATCGGCCAGACAGTCCGCTTCAAGTTGCATAGCGCGCAATCCCCACAGCGGTTCAGCTCTGACTACGTCGACATCCGGGTGATGGTGGGTAGCAAGGGTGAAGCCATACAGCTTATGGGTGGCCGAGCGGTAACCCTGCATCCCCAGTCCTCTAACGTGATCAACGTTCGCATGGCTCCGCACTACCTGTAAGGGAGCAGCACCATGAGCCCGAAAACCAAACTCGCCATCGGCTTGTTGTGGTTCCTGGTGCTGCTCTCCCTCCTGTGGATGTTCGTACCGGCCGTGTCAACCACCGGCCTCTCGGCTTTCCGGTGGTTCAGCCCGACCAAGGTATACGTGCAGATTGGCCCCGGCCTTGGTCTCTGGCCACTGGCCGAGGCTGTGGAGTTCGTAGACCAGCACACGTCCACGCAGGCTGTGATCGGTGACTGCCGCCGGGGTAGCCGCTGTATCCGGGTCACCTCCAACCCCAAACTGCCTATCCACATCGCTGGCCGTGCCAGCTGGTCCAATGAAGTGCTGGAGGTCCGGGTGGAGTTCAACCCGGCGTATGCCTCGCGGCCCGTGAACAGTCGGCTCCAGATGTCCGTGCACGAGCTAGGGCATGCGTTCGGGATTCACAGCCACAATCCATTGTGCACGTCGGTCATGTACGCATATATTACGTGCCAGGGCGAGGGTATCCCGCCCAAAAAGTTCACTGCCGCTGAGGTAGAGATCCTAGAGAGGCACTAGGATGGTGGCCCGTATGGACCCCAGGACGGTTGCGGAGATCCTGACTCTGCACGACAAGGTCCGGCGCAGTTACTCCCGCAACCTGAGGTGGCAGTTGACATGCGTGGCCTACCACATCAACCCTGAGGTCTTCGCTGTGCCGGTGGAGCACCGCCGGCCGCCCCCGTCCCATGTCTCGAACATGTACCACATGGCCTACCGGCTGGCCAAGTTGCTTCACCTGTCCATACCCGTCTCAGCTTCCATGTACGAGATCGGCAGGCTGCTGCTCAAGGCCGAGACCCTGCTGCTGAACATCCCGGAAGCTGCCACTGAGGAGATCGACTTTGTTTAGGATGGGCGACAAGATCGCGAAGAAGGGCGAGGCTTTCGAGTCCTCGATCAAGTTCAACCGCCGCGTGCTGTGGGCGAATGATGAGATCGTCTTCTATGTCTATGATGGCGGCCCGACCGAGCAGTACAGCTCGGCCCCGCCGGAAGACTTCATGATCCTGCCCCAGCCCAAGCGGCCCGGCCTGAAGGTCGGAGACGCCGTGCGGCTGGCACACAGTGTCGGCAAGCAGCGCTTCCGCGTGCTCTACCTGATTGAGGAGTACGCGCTGATCAAGGATGAGCTGGCCTCCCCCCAGGAAGGGACCATCATCCAGATCGAGCTGGCCGAGCTGCTGGAGCCGGTCGGCTGGAATGTCAACCGGATCGACTGGCTTGATGACTCTACGTGGTCCGTGACGATCACCGGAACCGGCAAGATACCGGACTGGGCAGGCAACACCGACCACCCGCTCTCTTAGGGGATTGTGAAGCACCAAACCGCCCACTAGTCTCCGGACATGAGGGTAGATGTCGGTAGCCTATGGAACGCCATGATCACGGCCGTAGAGGTCCTGGTTGTGGCGTGCATTCTCGTCCTGATCGTGCTGGTCCTAAGGAACGCCGCCACGGCCTCCCGCACCTGTAGACAGATGATCTGGGCACCCAGCCGGCACAACCATAGGTGTGCCGTCGCCAGGTATACGGAACACGCCGCTCACCGCTGCAAGTGCGGTTACCTCTGGGAGAACTATTAGCTGTGTTGGCAGCCGTTGATAAGCCTGCTACACTAGGTGTATCAGGCCAACACCGAGGAGCCCCCGATGTCCGCGAAGCCCCGATTCACCGCCGAGCCCTACACCCTCCAATACGCCGAGGCACCCGCCTACTTCTACGTTTGGGACAGCTTGCACAAGGCTATGCGCGGCGGGCGCTTCTCCACCCGCGAGGACGCTCAGCGCGAGGCGGACCGCCGCGAGGCAGCAGCCGAGCAGGGGAGCAGGAAATGATGGTCTGGACCCCGGAGCACGGAAGCACTTACGACCACGACCAGAACCCGGTCGTCTTCGCAGTACAGAGCTACGCCATGTGGATCAAGAAGATCGTCCGGGACATCCGGTTCCCGAACGGGCCGCGCTAAGTCCCCAGGACAGCGGCCACGTGCTTGGCCAGCAGCGGATCCTCACGCAGCTGAGTGAGCACCTCGAAGGCTAGCCGTGGCAGGCTGTCAACCGGCCGGCCCTCCGTCACCGCCGTGACCACTTCCTCCGGCGTACGCAGCACCCAGGCCCGGTAACGCTGGACCTCCAGCCGAGTGTGCGGGTCCATCCGATCCCCGACAGCCGGCCGGCACTCCACGCAGGGAACCCGCCGTATCGTGCCCTCTTCCCCGGCTTCCAGCCAGGAGATCATCCGCCAGTTGACACGGGGGCAGGTCGGCTTGTGCGCCACAACCGAGCGGCCGATCTTGCTCATGACCCACTCGTCCGAGCCTGTCAACCGGTAGATCGCTAGCTCAGTCCACCGCACAGCGGACGGCCGCGTGCTGGTGGCCGAGGCAACCACGGTGGCCTCGAACTTCAGGAACCGCCGGCCGTCTCTGACGACGTGCGGCGCGGACACTAGCCGGCCGCCTGCCGCTTGCGGTACCTACTCCGCCCGGTCCCGTTGGTCTGGCCATCCTTGCCGGCGAACTCCCGCTCGATCAGGCCCCTGCGGGCCAACCGCCAGAGTCTGGTGGCTGCCTCGTGGGTCGGGATCGCGAGCACCTCAGCGACCTCTACAGGGCGCATCCCGCTGGAGGCCCTCCGCTTGTTCAGGAGTTGGACGATCAGCCGGTCCCGCTCAGCCCGGATCTCTGGAGTCTCCGGGGGCTTCTTGGGCTTGATCTTCTGCATGGACGACAGCGTACTATACTCCGCATGATTACTGGTGATGCTGCGAAGGATGCGCTCATTGTGGCGGCCCGAAAGGTGCACGCCGAACAGATGGCCGTAAGCGGAGGGATCCACGGCGCGAACATCACCGTCGACCCGGCCCTTTACCTAGCCGCCTGGCAGAATGGTCGGCTGAAGGTTGAGAAGGTGGAGATCCCCGGGGCCATGTGGGACAACGTCACCCCAGACTTCGTGATCAACTCCCTGTTCCCAAAGGACGGCGCCGACCAGCTGGTCGGCTTCATTGGAGCGCTGTTCACTGGTGAGGTCGTCCTGGTTGACAAGACGCGCAAGGCCGACCCGGACCTTCCTCCCGGCGTGCTGCCCATGACTACTGTCTCCGGCCGGTTGACAATGGCCGTGCTCGCGGCGGACGACGTCCAGGTCGGGTTGTTGGAGCAGGAAGGAGAGCCCGCCCCGACCATCTTCACCGAGATGGGGAAGTTCGGCCCTGTGGGGAAGGCTCTCCTGTCGTTCTCTCACCGGATCGTTGACGCCGCCGGTAAGTCAGACCCGTTCAGCCCGCTCTAGACGGCATTCAGCCCGATCGCGAAACCGATCGCACCCCCGATGAGCAGCGCGGCCAGAACGACCATTGCCAGCATGCTGCGAAGGGTCGCGTTGGTGGCCGAGAGCCCGGCCGTGCTGGCATTCAGGGAGTTCAGGTTGGCGATCACAGCCGGCGCGAACTCGTTCGCCAGGTAACCCGTGCGGTTGAAGGTGGTCCACGTAGCTCCGGCCGCCGTGTAGCTGCTGCCTGCCGGGTCCACGTCGTATTGCCAGACATCCTTAGCGCTCACGTCGTCATCTCCCTCATCTCCCTGACCCCACTGTCCTCTGTCGGTAACCTCGGACTCATTCTTATCGCAGTCAGCGCCTGCGATATAGACCCCGTTCAGCACCTGCTTGACGTGGTTCCCGGGATACCAGCTGCCATAGCTCCAAGCGTATGTCTGCCAGAACCACTCGCACCAGCCAGCGCTGGCAGCCTCTTCCACCGCGCGGTAGCTGCCATAGATCCCCAGCCGGTTGCGCGGCAGTACGCTGGCCAGGCCATCGAAGTAGCTCTTGGCCGTAGGAAGTTGGTTGGGCTGGATGTCAAAGTCAACCGAGAAGTAGATCGGCCGATTCTCCGGCATCCCCAGCGCCCGCGCTTGCCTGATAGCCTCCTGCGCATCCGACCGACCGCCGTCGTAACCTCGCATGGAGTCGTGGGTATCCCACTCCCAGTTACAGATGATCGACAGACCAGCCGCAATCAGGGAGTTCTTCTCGCTGGTGCCTATGTTCTTGCCGCTCGTATCCCAGGACAGATACCGCAGGACGTAGCGATAGCCGAGCCGGTACAGCTCGTTGGGATCAGGCCGCCCCCATGAGTAGTCAACTCCATGTACGGTCATGCTTCTCCCTCCTTACTCCTTACTCTCACCCTTAGGCGGTTGAGCTTTCTTGGCCGCCGGGGGAGTCGCCTTCTTGGCTGCCGCCGGGGACTCGATGGGCGCTCCCTGCGTAGCCTTCTTGGCTGGTGGCTTGGGCTTGGGCTCGTCGTCCAGCGGGTAAGGCCCCGGCGTCTCGTCCGGCTCCACCTCGGCGATGATCGGGAATTCGTCGACAGGGAACTCGTCTTCACTGACCGGTGCACTCTCGGTTCCTGCTGCTCCAGCAGCCGTGTAGGTGATCTGTAGAGCGCCAGACCTAGAACCGTCTGCATTCTCTACGAATACGTACCCTGTGCCGGGACCAGTCACGAGTGATCCGGGGATCGTTGCAGTTGCCTGACCCGCATTCACTGGAGTGGTAACCAGAGCCTGATCCTTGGCGTTATTTTGCCCCGAGTTAGTGGCGTAGATCTTAGGAGTGATGAACCCTGACCCGTTGACAGTCAGTGGCACAGCTGCACCTGCAACCGCCGTTGTCGGTGCCACGCTCGTCGCAGTCGGGGAGTTGGCACTGCCGACTACAACCGGAATGGTAGCCACGTTGCCGCCGGAGTCCGTCACCGTAATGGTGTAGGAGCCGGGTGCCGCGTAAGTTTGAGAAGTCCCAAGCGAAGCGACAAAGGGAGGGAAGGTGTCGAGACTGCCCCCGTCCCCCCAGTCGACAGTGTGCTGACCTCCAGTCATGTCCAAGCCGCCTGCATAGATCTGCACAAACAACCCAGCGCCCCACCAGGTTGTCTCAATGCTGCTCACCGGAGCGGACCCCGGAACGGTGAAGTTAGCCTCTCCCCACGCTCCAGTGGAGTCCGTAGCCCGCACTGTGTAGTCGCCAGCCTCCGCGTAGGTGTGCGTCGCGGGGGTCGTGCCGTTGGCTGCCGTGGTAGAAGTGCCGTCACCCCACTCGTAGGTGACCGCTCCAGTGGAGAACTGGGAAGTTGCCGAGATGTTGAGCGGAGTGACCGTGCCTGCCACCTTGAGCCCCGTCACCACCAGCTCCACAGACTTCAGTGTGGCTCCCGGCGTAGGCGTGCCGCCCGTGCCGCTGTTGATCAGCGAAACGGTGTAGGTGCCAGGAGCGGCGTACGTGAACTGCGGCGCCGACCCGGGCGTGGTGCATGCCTGGCCGCCGGCCGCGCCGAAGTCGTAGCAGTAGTGCGGAGCCATGTTCGACGACAGCTGCGCCTTGAGGCTGCCCAAGCTAGACACGTTGAACGTCACGTTGGTGTCCGTGCTCTCAGTACCCTTTGAGCCTCCGACGTCCGTAGCCGTGATGACGTACTGGCCAAGCACCGCGTACGTGTGCGTGGTCGGCGTGGTCCCGTTGGGAGCCACTGTGTCAGTGGTGTTGTCACCCCAGTCGTAGGTCACCGCGCCGGTAGCGTTCGGGGCCGTCACCGTCACCGTCAGTCCAGTCTGGACCACATCAAGGGTCATGAGGATCAGCGACGGGTCGATGGGACCGAGCCGGACCGCCGCGCAGGGAGCGAAGTCGATGGCCGCGATCTCGTTGGCCTGAATCATGGTGTGATTCTGCTGAGCGTTCAAGATCAGTCCGGACGTGTCAACCGGGGTGATGCGGATCTTGACAGGCCCGGTGAACCACAGCCACGGCACAACGCGGGGGTCGTTCAGCGGGAAGGGGTTGGAGTAGCCGGTGGAGGAGACCACCACGTCACCCCAGACCGAGACCAGCTCGCCCTTGGCATCCGTCGTCAGGATGCCCAGCTGAACGAGCTTAGGCACGTGATCCGGAGCCACGTGCATCCACGGAGCCTCGCCAACCACCGAGCTGGTCCACATCTCCCGCGCGTTGGAGATCGCCGCGACCCAGTCCGCGTCGGTGGCGTTCTCCGGGTCGGTCGGGAGCGGAGCCTCTCGCATACCCCCGAGCCAGGTCTCCGAGTCGCCGGTGGGCTGCATGATGAATGCTCGCCCGAGAGCGCGTTCGTTGGCGTCCTTCAGCGCGGCGTTGAGCCAGGTCGGGTCATCCTCCCGGTAGCAAAACGTACTGCGAAACATCTCCGCTACGATGCCGAACGGGGCCACGAAATACACTGCGTTGTCTTCGCCTGTGATGATGTTGCTGTTTTCCTCTTCACAGGCATCAGCGAGGTACACGTTTGTGTCGCACTCCCGCGCAGTAGCTTCGTACCCAATCATCCAGTTGCCCTCAGACACCTGCACGTCGGCCGCGTCAAGAAGTCTCATATCCTCTCTCCTGTCAACTTGTGTAGCTGGCCGTGAGCTGGCCCTGGTTGGTGACGGCAGTCTGGATAACCGTTTCGTATAGGTCTGAGTGTAAGCCGATTCCTACCGCCGTAGCGTCACTAAATGCCTGCGCCCATGCGATGGGGAGAGGGATGACTGTGAGCACGCCAGAAGGGATGTAAGGGGTGAAAATCCTCGATAAGCTCACATACGAGCCGGGTGCACTAGGGCTGACCCCTACCGGCAGCAGGTCCAACGCCAGGGATCCCCTGTCAAAGTTCTGAAACGTCTGGATCTTGATGTTGAAGCCGGTCAGCAGCCTGCCAGCCAGCCCGGTGCCGAAGGCCGGAGGGTAGAACAGTGCCGCGTTCTGTGCCCCGCCCACCGGGATGTTGGTGGCCACCGTCCATTGGCTAGTCTGCTCGTTATAGCCGGCCGAGCTGGCGGGGGTGGTAGACGTGGGGGTGATGACTGGAGCTACCGGAGCGGCAACCATAGTCACCTTGCTCAGCAGCATCATGCCGCGAGTTTCCATGACCATGGCTTCTGCGTAGTCCCCCACAACCGGGGTGTAGTTGGACAGGTAGGTGACTCCGGGCACCGAGTCCCCACCAAATTGCAGTTGAACCGTAGCCGTCCGGTTGACCGTGTCAACCGCCGCCACGTACACCCGGATGACCCTGATAGGGGTATCCTTCTGGAGCACCTGTGCCAAGTCATAAGACATGTCCACTCACCCGGCCTCAGCTTCAGTGTCTGTCTTGGTGGCTAGGGTCTCCATGCTGCTGGATCCCCCTGACAGGGGAGTGGTGATACTTTGAATGATGTGAATTTCCGGCTGTCCGTCCTCTAAGGTAAGTTCGAAAGCGTCTCCAGCCTCCGGGTACACGAGCGGGAGCAGCTCCAGAGACACCTTACGATTCTGTGCCAGGGCCATGGCTAGTGCGTTCTGCGCAGCGATCTGGCACTGGAGAGTAGTTCGGAAGAACTGGCTCACTATGAAGGTGGGCACCATCCCGAACGGTCCACCCCATTCCGTAGGAGAGCCTGCCGTGCTGTCATACGCTGTATAGGACACGGGAGCGATAGCTGAGTCCGTGGGATCGGTAGTAGCGACCACGGCGTTATACACCGTCGCGCGGTCGGACTCGCTGGTTGGCATTATGACAGCTCCACCCTCCCCCACTTTGAGTGTGAAAGCCGGGCCGGAGTTAGAGAAGTTGGGGATGTCCCGGATGATGAACCGACCAGACCAGTCCACGAACACCTCAGCGTTGATGGACTTTGCCAGGGAATCAACGGCATCCCAGCGCTCTCGATCCCACGGTGCCCTGAGAAGCACTCTTCTGTCCTCTGAGGACATCGCTACTACCTCAGCATTAGGCAGGATCTCGTTTATCAAACCTGCTATAGAGGCTGTAGTCATGGCTCCATACTGAGGCGCCCTAGGGGCAAGGAAGCGTCCATCGATGATGTAGTTCTCCAGACCCACTCCCTTGATGGGAACCGTGCCCCGGCTGGTCGTGCGGCTGATGGATTCAACCCGGAACTCTCCCAGCTGCAGCAGCTCAGTGAACCCTATCGAGCTGACTCCCCGGAACACCCGGAACCGGCACGTGAGCGGGTCTATGTTCAGATTTTCCCACGTGTTCAGCGCCACCTCGAAGTCGCATGACAACCGAGAGTTGCTACCCCGGTCACTGGTCAGCGAGCCGCCAGTGAACTTGATGTCCTCGGCCACTAGGTCATACTCCAGCGCAGGCCCATTCTTGCGCATCCGGTAGACGTCGATCTTAGTGAAGTAGGTGTGCGACAGCAGCACCGCTTCTCGGAACATCGGGCTCACAGGGATCATGACACTGTCTCCGGCTCTGTCCCCTGTGGAGGCATTGGGATGAGATCCCAGGCAACGGCCGACTGAACTGTGGGCAACCCGTGGATTGTTGGCCTGGTTATGAACGGCACCGTGCCCCGTGTCCGAGCCGTCACACCACTTCCCGGAACAGTGACGTCCAGCCAGGACCCCGACTGAGCCAGCTCCAGCCAGCCCCCGGGAGCATCCTTGACATCCTGCCAATCCGGAAGCGTGGTGAGTTCGATCAGACCCAGAGGCGGATCAACCTTGTCGATTGGCACCGCCCACTGGCGTTCTGGTCTCCGGTGGTCTCGACTGATTCTGTTCTCCACCAGGTCCCCACAGGACATATACCAGTTGTTCTCTGGGTAGCTAGCGTCCGCGTTGCGCATGAAGAGTATTCGACCAGAGCCAAAGAGCCTAAGCAGAGAGTCCCGGTCTGTCAGTGTGAGTGTCATAAACACCAGGTCTGTCTCCGGGTCCAGCCTCTTGTCCGAGACAGCCACTTGATCCGGCCGGTTGACAATCGGGTAAAGGTCCCGCCGTGCCGCGTGCGTCAGATTGCCGATGGCGATAAGACCAACCCACATGCCCAGAGCCGGAGCGACGGGATCCTGAAGGAAGACCGGAGCACATGCCACGATCTCATCACTGAGGTCCGGGCCGAGCAGCTCGCACTCTGCGTAGGACGCAGTGACCGTGGGTCCGTACCATGACACGGCTCCATTAGCCTCTATCACGATCGTGTCATCGTGGCTGTACTCCTCAGTGTCCGGTGCCACGTAAGCGACGTCGTCTGGATCCGTGTTCCGGTCAATGTAATCAACGATGCCCTGGTTGAACGTGCTTCCTACGCCAGCCGCGTCCCCCGCTTGGATGAGCTGCAACTTGTCAAACAGCCACTCAGAGAGTGTGTCGTTCGCACCGCCGCCATGGGAGAGAGTCAGCGCCGTACCGGCCGGGATAGTGCCAGGGGTGGTGAACTCGGCTGCGAAGTAGTTCCACTTACCTCTCGTATCCGGCCGTATGCCAAGGATCCTGATGGGAGCTAGGACCACAGCCCCGCCGGGGACCTTCAGGGACACGTGCAAAGAGACGGCTGCAGTCTGCCCGCTAGGAGCGTCAACCAGAAGGGCTGACCAGTTTATGCCAGTGTCCCCCAGCTGATTCCACGTCTGATCACCAGTTTCGTAGACTGCCTGCCAAATGGTCCCCGGCGGCCCAGTGAACTGAACGTTGCCTGTCAACCGGTACTTCTTGTTAGCCACGAACCCAGCCGCTCCGCCTGTGTGGGAGAGCGGGATGGTTGTCATGAGACCCGGCTCCGTAGCCGCTGACACCAGGGCCATGGTGGGGTCATTGAGCGGCGGCGAGGCTCCCTCCGCGCTGGTCACAAGGTTCAGTGTGTGGGGAGCTACGGGAAGCCAGTCAGGGCCGGGGGAGTCTGTGTTGAACATAGGGTCAGAGATCAGCTGCCGCTGAATGAACCGACCCCCGGGGATGGACATCAGCATGCGGTAGAACACTGGCTGGCCGAGAGGCATCTCCGGATCCTCGAACGGGACCAGGCCGCCGGGGTTGACGCCCGTCCGGACCCCGTTCCGGATGGTCACCCAGGATGACGCCACGCTTGGCTGGAGTGACCTCTGCACGGTCACCGTGGTGTTCGAGAACCAAACGTCACCGGTCAGGATGGCTACGCCCCTGCTCGCGTCGATGTTGCATTCCAGTGGCATGGCCTACCTCCGCCCGGTCACGATCTGCTGAGCCAGATTCTCGTTGTTCTCTTCGATCTTGGTCTCTACGATCGCGTCCAGTTTCTCCTGGCCGATGTAGACGTTGACCGTGGTGGGACCGCCCGAGCCACCAGCGGTTGACAGAGCCTTGACGATCTCCCGGTCTCGCTTAGACAGCCCGTCCTTGTCCAGCGGCTCCACCCGCTCGGGCCGGCCGGCTTCAGCCAGCAAAGCGACCCTACCGCCGGGGGTGGCAGGCACGACGCCGCCCTTTGCCAGGTGCGAGATCGGGTTGATCGGGTCGATACTTCCACCCAGCTTGTTGGCTACACCGATGACCTTATTAACTAGCCCGATCACAATGTTGACACCATCGATGACTTTGTTTATCTGGCTCTTAAGGCCCTCTGTGAGGCTACCCCAGACACCAGATATGGTGCCCCTGACCGTCTCGATGATTCCTGCCACGAAATCGCGTATCCTGCCAAACCAATAACTCACTGCGCCCCAGGCAAGTTTCAGCGCTCCTGATATGGTGCCATGGATTTGGTTCCATCTATAGCTAATATAAGCCGAGATGTCCCTGAAGATGCCTCGGATGTAGTCCCAGATGGGACCGAAAACTGCACGGATTATGGCCCTGATCGCCAGGAGCGCGTTTCTAATTCTGGTGTGGATGGTCTTCCACACTGCCGACACGTACGCCGAGACAAAGTTGAATATCGTGGTAATGTTTGCCCGGATCTCAGCGAGTCTCGTCTGAACAGCCAGCTTGATCGCGTTGAAGGCCCCAACAACGAAGTCCCAAATTGGCTTGACCTTCGAGATGACTGCTAGGCGTGCTGCCTCGAAGGCTATGATCACCACAGCTGTGAACAGCTTTACAACTATTTCTATGATCTTGAACCCGATCTCAAACAGTTTCCTGATCACATCCATAACGAACGTGACCACAGTGATCACAGGAGCAAAGGCTGCCCGGAAGAACGCATGTATAGACATGAGTGTGCTGACGATGAAGTCAAAAACGCTCTGGAATGTTGACCTGATGTGGTCCCAGACATCACTAAAGACATCAGAGATGGGCTCCCAGATGGCTATGAAGAAGTCAGAGACCTCCTGCCACACGTCCTTGAAGAAGTCAACGATCGACTGCCAGATCTCGTTGATCTTGTCCCGGAATCCCTTGACCTTCAGGTACAGCACGACCAGGATCGCAATGACGGCTGCCACGGCCAGGATGATCCAGCCGACCACGGGGATGGAGGCCAGGGCTGCGGCTATAGCTGGCCAGGCGGACAACACTGCTTCCAGTAGCAGCTCCAGCAGGTAGATCCCTAGCCGAGCCAGTGCCCTGCCTAGGCCCCGCAGTAGGAACATGCCGAACTGCTTGCCAGCATTCAGTGCCATGGTGCCCAGGCTCTTGAACATGTTTTGCAGCGGCTTTGTGATGAAATTCAGCAGTATGGCCGGGAAGCCGAACAGCATCTTGTTGAGGAGCAAGAAGGTGGCGCCCCACGACAGGATGGTCGGCACAAATGGCACGGTCAACAGGAAACTGACTGCCTGTGCAATGGCGCTAATTGCATTAGCTGTAGCCCCCAGAGCCCCGCTCTTAGCTAGATCCTGAACTGCCTTGGAGAAGTTCTCGAATGCCCTGCTCCATTCGTCTCCAGTGTTCTCTCCGATGACGCGGAAGATATCGGCGAACGCAGGAACTACCTCTTCCCTCAGGGTCTTCACGAATCCCAGCGCGCCCTGGTTATCCCCAAAGGACACGCCACCGATCAGCTTGAAGATGTCCCCGATCAGGCCCCAGGTCTCTTGCGCCAGAGGCAGAGCATCCGCAAAGAATTTCTTGATGGCGTTCTGTCCGGAGACTGAGGCTGTCCAGTCACGGAAGTTACTGGCCGCTGTCTCGATGCCGGCGAACAGGATATCCCCGGACTCCCGGGCACCCTTGAAGATGTTGAAGAGACCGACTCCGAAGTCAACCAGCACGCCGACAGCGCGCTTTGTCAGCTCGAACCACTCGTTGATCTTAGTCGTTAGCGTGCCGTTGGCCTCGGCCGTCTGGGTGGTCACCAGAAGCCAGTCGCCGATGTCCTTTACCAGCTGTCCGATGAAGTCGGTGACGGGACCGAGGTGGGACAGCAGGATGAGAGCTGCCTCGGCCATCTTGGTGAGGCCCTGGCCAGCCAGTCCGATGAACTTGTTGTTGTTCGCCAGGACCTTGTTGATGCGCCCGAGATTCTGACCAGTCGTGAGAGCCTTAGTGAAGTTGTTAGCCAGGTCCCCCACCGTCTTGCCAGTGGCCACGAGCTGCTTGCGAAGGGCCGGCAGAGACTTCCGAAGATTATTGACGGCACTGTTCAGGCCGGGGAGTAGGCCGACCTGAACAGCACCGCCGATCTCAGACTTGAGATCCTTGACGTTATTATTGAACTCCTTAAGTGCTTCAGTGTCTTCCTTCAGGGCCAGCTTGATCAACGCAAGCGTGCTCTTGACAGCAACGAACACGCCAAGGCCAGCTACAAGAGCCCCGCCAAACGCGGCACCCAGGGTCGATGCCAGGGCCACTAGGGAAGCACCCAGAGCAGCAACGATCTGTAGGCCCCCGGCGATGAGACTAGGGCCAACCGCAAGGAGCCCACCAACTAGCCAGGAGATGAAGAACCCCCTCATCTTCCTGCGATTCTTGTTGAACCCCTTATTCACATTCTTGGATACATTGTCGGCAACGGTGTTGCCAGCCTGCTGGATGGCCGGGGAGTCCTTGATTCCGTCCCCGATACCGTCTCCCATCTTGCGTCCGAGATCCTCGCTGGCCTTGTTTACGTCCTTACCGACGTCCTTAAATGAGTCCCCAACGGCTTTCTTGATGTCGTCTCCGACCTTGTTGGACAGCAGCTTGACCCGGATGAAGGCGGTTCCGACGATTGCCATTTAGGACCCCTCCCCTCAACGTCTGTTTCCCCACATGTGCGGAGGAACGTCTACCAACTCGGCCTCTATCTCTTCCCTGGTCTTGCGTGCGTTGCTCTCCAGCTTCGCCATCTCCGTCCAGAAGTGAACTCTTGCATCGGCCACTTCCTTCTCCACCATGGACATGGTTTCCAGCCAGTGCTCTATGACTGAATAAGCTCTGCTTGCGTCGAGCGAGAGTAGGTCAAGACCTCGGCTGAGGCACCATCCGTCGAGTTGCTTCCAGCGGAGGTTGCCTGTGACGTAGGCGCCGAGGTCTTTCCAGTAGGGCGGGCCGTGTAGACCTCCGAGAGCCAGCTGACGATCTCCGTCAGTGTCTCAAGTGGAATGGCAACTTCGTCATCGTCCAGCAAGTCGTTGAACGGCTTCAGATCCTGAGGGATCAGGGCCGACTTGAAGAACCGGCGGATCGCTTTGACAGCCTCGACTCCTGACTCGTCGTCATCTTCCTTGCCACCACCGAGCTTCTCAGCCATGGACAGGATGACGCCGGCCGCCATACGGGGCCGGCAACGGAAGTTCACGCCTTCCAGATCGAACGACACAGGCTCAGTGGCCTGTGCTACGGCAAAAACCTTGTGCGCCATCTCATCTCCATCAATCTTCGTTGTTCGGGTAGTGCCAAGACCCCACCCGGTGCTTGTTGGTGTCGTACGGACTTTTCGTAGAGAAGAACATATTGTCCGACCTGCTCACTGACAGGTCGGCAACCTTGTCATCTCCGTACAGCCGGGAGATCACAGCGGTTCGGCAATAGGTGACCTCATATTCGAAGTCCCGCTCTACGTAGTGGACCTCCGCGCCATTCATGTCAACCGCCCCTCTCCCACATCCCCAACGCCCGCCGGAACCCGCGCTCCACGTAGTGGACCGCCGGGTTGCCGGGGTGGTTGACCTTGGAGAAGTAGACGACGGCGCCGACCTTGGCCCAGTAGAACTTGAGTCTGGCGTTCGGGTTAGGGCTGCGCGGTCGGATCACATGCGGCTGGCCGCCCTGGTCCTGCGCTGCCGCGTAGCTCACGCTGGCACCAGCGTCAAAGAAGATGCCAGACTGTGCGCGGCCCTTCTTGTAGCTCATGCTTTTGGCTAGGCCGCCGTGTCGTTTCGGCGCCATGCCAACCATCCGGAACACAGACTCCTTGGCCAGCCGCTCGAAGCGCCGGCCGACCTCGCCCTGCCACCCCAGGAACGTACGTAGTGCCGGCTGGTCTATGACCACCCACACGTCCTTGGCCATGTCACACCGCCCCGGCCGCTGGCAGGTTGAGGATCAGCTCCACCGTTTGGAGCCCACCCTGCGGCGCGTGCGTGATGACCTGCAGCTCCGGGCCGATCTCGCCAACGGTTGACACGACACACAGCATGGCCTCCGCGTCCGCCGAGGAGATCTGAGCCGCCTCGCGCTGCTTGGCCACGGAGGGTGTGCCGCCGTTCTTGGTCGGGACGGCCGGCGTGCAGCGGGTCACCAGACAACTGAAGTTGGCCAGCCAGCGGAAGGCGTCGCACATGATCGTGCCGTCCCACACCGGGGTCGGAACCCAGCCGGAGAAGACCACGGCCGCCTGCTCACAATCCTGCACAATTGGGGACATATAGATAATCTTGCGCTCCGGCAGGGTGAGCCCGCGTCCGAGGAAGCAGACCTCCATCCGGGCCAGCAGCGCCTCAGCCATGCCGTACAGCGTGTCTGGGAACGGGGTTTGGATGGCCTCGTTGAGGTTCACAAAGTCGCCCGCGCGGCTGTAGACGGGGGGAGTGGTCATAGCGGATTCACCACCGGCGGGGGCTCAGCGAAGGTGGCCGTCCGCACGCAGACAGCCACGCCGGGGGGAGAGTCGGGGGTATAGACAGCCGAAGGCCGGAGCGCCTTAGACGGGTTGAATGCTGCCAGGAACGTGTCCACCCGGGCCAGCCCAGTGAAGCCCTTGTCCAGGAAGGTCTGTGGGTCGATGAGCGTGTACGAGATTCCCTCGCGGTTGACAGACGTGACCCGATCCGGGAGCTGGCACTCGTCGGAGTCGATCAGCCCCAGATAAAGCTCATGGGCGAAGATCAGCAGTGCCCGGCGGGCCGCCCTGGTGATGGTGGAACCGAACCGGTACGCCATCTTGACCATGAACGTCTCGCGCTTCTCGCACCCGCAAGCGCCCATCATCCAGGCCAGATCGCAGTGTCTCTCGTTGAAGTAGACATCTTGACCGACCAGGCAAGGTGTCCAGGGCAGGGCCACCGTGGGATCCCCGTCTTGGCCGCACACCCAGTAGACACCGGTCACCTCGCGGATGGGCCGGAAGGTCGGTGTCAACCGGTGCACCCGAGGGGTGGCCATGTAGTCCTCTTCAGCGCAGCCGGCCGGGTGGAGCTTGTAGCCAGACAGCCGCATGAGCACCTCGCCAGCGATAGCGATGGCCTCTTTGATGTCCTCTTCCTCTTCCGGAGTAGGAAAGATCTCCAAGTCCGGGACAGGGAGTCTGGTCCCATGCCAGACAGCGGCGATGACGGAAGGGTCCCTCGGGTCTACCCAGAGCATCAGAGCCCTCCCGCCATCGCCATCTGATTGCCGACCTACATGTTGGTGCTGCCGCCGCGCCGTGAAGTCCTACCCGTGCTAGGGGTAGTCGGCGTGGTGGTGCTGCCTGCATTAGGCGGTACCTCATCGTTGCTAGGTCCGGGGTTGACCGGACCAGTGGTCGGCTCCGGAGAAGGCTCCAGAGACATGCCGCCGCCCGAAGGAGTCGTAGGAGTCGGGGCAGGCCCCTCTCCGCCGAACCCACCAGGCTCCGGACCTTCAGGAGGTGGTGGAGTAGTTCCGCCGCCGCCTTCCGCCGGTGGAGCCCCAGCCGCCGTGACCGCGTGCGCACCAGGCGCCCACGCCGTGCCGCTCCAGTTGAACGCGAACCCGCCGATGGTGAACTGTTCACCAGTGGACCAAGCAGCTGCGTTAGCCGCCGCATAGCCCAGCGTTGCCAGCTTGTCAGCGTTCGTCTGGTCAGACGCCGTGATCGTCGGCTCAGCGGCGAAGCTGTCCAGCGGGTTGACCGCAGACTTGATCGGGCCGGCGTAGGGAACCCAAGCCGCCCCGCTCCACGTGACTTCCTCTGACCCCAGCTGTGCATACTGATCTGCCGCCCACGCCGTGGTGGGGTTGGCCGTCACAGCCGGAACCATAGCGAGCAACTCCGCCAGCGTGTCCGGGATAGCGGAGTTCGTCGGTACCGGCGTAGCCGGCCGACCTGCCGTGAATGAGGTGAGCACTGCCGGAGCCCGGCCCTGCACCCACGAATCCCCATCCCAGTACGCTTCCGAACCGTCTCCCAGGATCACGAACTGCCCAGGAGTCCACGCCGTGGTATTGCCAAGAGCGCCGAGCCCCTGCAAGGCTGCCAGGTCTTCCGGCCGCGTCGCGTTCGAAGGCGACAACGTAGCCGGAGAGCCGGCAACGATGGTCACGAGCGGGATACCCAGGTTGGCAAAGCAACCCTTCAGCCCGACTGGAGCAGTAGTGGCCCGCGCGTACGCATACACGCGGTCCGCGTACTGCGGAAACTTCCAGTCGAATGAGCCGGGAGGCGGAGGTGGAGCACCGCCGCCGGAGGTAACCCCGGCCAGGTCCAGGTTCGGGCCAGAGCCGTAGTTCAGGTTCCCCGTGCCCAGGCCGGCGAAGACAGTAGCCAGGTTCCCATTCTCGACTACCCGGTCCCCGTCAAGCCGGAACTTGACCGAAGGGAACAAGTAATCCCAATAGGGACACTGGTTGGCTGACTTGCCGTTGACGACAGCCGTAGCCCAGACCCGAATAGCCACCCCGTTGGGGTTGGCTTCCACGCCCGTCTTCTCGGCTGCGTAGCCGACTGCATGGATGTCATCTGGGAGAGCACCGGGGAGCGGACAAAGCGCCCCCGTACTGTCCACAATGACCTCGCCACCAACCAGCAGCTGAGTGAGCACCGGGTCCGGGTCACACAGCTCAAGGCCGATGGTCGTGTTCTTCAGCGTGTCAGGAAGCTTGTACGTGACGCAGATTTCACCAGCAGCATTGATGATCTCGATCTCTTCACCCTCAACGTAAACGGGGGTGAACGTGAAGGAGATATAGCCGCCGGTCAAGTAGTTGTCACACGGGCTTCCCGCAAGGGGTGCACCGTCCGGCCCGAGCCGAGTCGCCATAAGCGCCACGCCACGGACTGAAGCGGCATTGTCCTGTGTGTACTTAGCCACTTCACCTCTCCTTGTCTCGTTACCGTCTCTGACTGCCGGCCGTTACGGTGTAGCCGCACCGGCGCAGCAGTAGCCCGTGTCGTCGAGCGGAGAAGTGATCCACAGCGGCAGTCCGCCGACGTTGGCCACGCTCTCGAAGATCTCGGAGAACTGCATATAGTCGTTCGTCCGGACCAACGTGGAGTCCCGGATGAGACCGAGGTCCAGCGTGCCGCCGTCGAGCAGGAGCAGGGAGCCCTCAGGGTAGAGCGCCCACTGAACCTGGCTCGGGAAGTCCGGCAGAGGCACCGGAGTCGCCAGCGCGGCCTCATCGAAGGGCAGGTAGAACCCGCCCGGAGGAGCCGTAGTGGCGCCGCCGCCCGCGTCTGCCGCCGGCAGGGATGTGGTCGGCTGCCACGTGTCCAGGGACCACGTCACCGTGATGCCAAGATCGTTGAGGATACTGTTCAGCTCAGCCTCGGACATCGAGTAGTTGTCGGAGAGCCGGGCCGTCGAGTTCTCAGCCGTGACACTGTCGGAGACCATCAGGTCGCGGAACCACGACGGGATGATCGCGTGCAGCCGCTCGTTGTCAACCAGCCGGTTGACATCCCTCAGGTAGGCCGCCGCCCGGTGGACCGTGCGGATGAAGTCCCGGATCGCGCCGTACGCGACGGCCGGGCCGGTCACCAGCTTGGAGAGCGACTTGATCTGCGCCAGGAGCACCGACTCGGCGAACCGTGCCTGCTGAACCCGGAGCATCTGGGTATTGGCCGTGACCATCTCCGGGAAGATCCGGGACTGGAGCACGCCGAACTTGATACACATCGTGATGGCCTGAACCTCGGCTGTCTGCTCCGGCGGGCAGTCCGCGCGGATACAAACCTTCCAGGTCAACTCGTCGGCCGGGTCAACGGCTTCGTCGTCATCACAGGTCCAGACAGCGACGCCGCCGGTCACGTCCGAGAGCTTAGGCCCTTGGAAGTACCGGATGCCGCCACGGTCTGCCTGAAAACCGGGGAGCGCGCCGCGCACCGGCCGGTCCGTGTCGCCGATCGTGTAGAGGTCGTAGCGGGTCTCCAGCGGAGCGCAGCAGCCGCCGGCCGCCACGATCGCCTTGGTGCTGGTCACTGCCTCGATCTTGGCCTTGTTGCCTTCCAGGTCACCGTTGTAGAGAATGCGGTCTTCCGGCGCCTTCGTTTTGATGGACGCCACGACCACCTTCTCGCCAGTGCCACCGCTCAGGCCGTGGAGGGTCCGAATGCGCTTGGTGAAAGCGTCAGCGAAGTCCTTCAGGGTCGGAATTACGGTTCCTGCCGAGTAGCCCGGGATGTCAGCACCAGCGACCACCGTACTGGTGGGCGCCACGGTAACCGGCTCGCGGTCACGCGGAACGGTCAGAGCGCCGCCTGTCTGCTGCTCCACCGGGTCACCTTCCTTTACGTCGTTGTTCTCCTCCACAGCTGCCACCAGCTGCGGTTCCACTACTGCCGCCGGCATAGCCTCGGCCGGAGCTTCTTCCTCGCCGCCACCCTCAGCACGCTTAGCCAGCTCAGCCGCCACCTGGTCCAGCGCCTCAGCGAGGCTGGCCATGAGCGCGTCGTCGGCTGCCTGGTCGGCCGCGTCAAACGCGGCTGTGATCTCGGACTGAAGATTGGTCAAGTCTTCGTCAGTGAGCGTGGCAAGAGCTGCGAGCTTCTCCGCGAACTCGTCCATGAGTCTGTTCCCTCCTTATTCGGGCACACCTCAGTTGTTAGCTGAAGAGTTACGCCCGGTTGGGTAGGAGTTGTCACTACCCGGATGGAGGGTCACTCGGTTCCCACAGAGTATGACACAGCGATCTGGGTCACAAGCCGGGCTGACAGTTGACAGGGGTTGACCAGCTGTGTATAGTTGCCCTTGTACCGCCCACCACCACCACCCAAAGGAGTCCCCATGAGTGAGAACAAGATCAACCTTGAGCCCATCCCAACCCAGCTTGACACCAAGCCCCGTCACCGGATCTATTTCCGCCTCTTCTCGGCGGCCCAGCGTCTCGTCGGAGTGCCCGGCATGTCCCCGGCCCAGCGGGTAGAGAACCTTGAGGTCATCCGTGAGAGCCTGCTGGATGCTCTCGCGATGCTGGAGATCGACATCTCCACTCGTAAGGCTCTGGTTGACATTGAGGCGAACTTCCACCAGACGGCCGAGGAGCCCGAGCCGGCCCAGCCCGCCGAGGAGGCGGAGACCGAGCCAGACTTCTGATCCACACGCAGGAGCGCCCACCGACTTAGGTCTGGTGGGCGCTTCGCTTATTGCCTAATGTACCCCCATGAGGCTGAAGTTGCTCCTTGTAGCGCTGCCGCTCTTGTTGCTGGCCAACTGCGCACTGGCTACCCCCCTATCTTCGTGGGGATTCAGGATGCCGAACTTGGTTGGCACGAACCTGTCAAGTGCTAAGGGTCGGTTGACAGCCCTCGGATTTCCCGCCGAGAACATCGTGGTGTTTGCCGGGGACTCAGCCCCCGACCCCGTCATGGAATCCCGGTGGGTTGTGGAATCACAAGAACCATCGCCGGGGACGATGGTTCCTGTGTGTGAGGACTGCTATGTGAGCTTGGTGGTCATCCCTTTGCTGCCCGAATAGCGTTCACCCGCTCGCGGATCTGCTTCATCCGCTGCTGCCGGGCCGCCTCGCGTGCCCGGGTGACTGCCTCTGACGCCGGCTGCTCCACGGGTGCCGCCGGCTCCGGCGTGGCTTCCTCCTGCTCGGCCTCCGGCTCCGGGACTGCCTCCACCTCAACCTCATCCGTCTCCGGGAGGGGCTCCGGCTCCGGGTCGGTCACCACGATCTCCTCAACCGCGTCTTCCTCCGGGGTGAAGAGTGCCGTCTCCACCGCGTTCAGCCTCTCCAGCACAGCTGCGTCGGCTGTCATGCTCGCCTTGAGCACAGCGAGGGACCGCGCGCCGGCCGCCACCAGTGCAGTTACCGCGCCACTAGCGACCCTGGCCCGAGCGATCGGGAAGCCCGGCACGTTGACCTGGCAAACCGCGACCAGCTCCAGCGCGCCGTTGATCGGCCGCCAGTCCCCCGATGGAGCCGACGCGCGGAGCGTGCGTACCTGCTCAGGCTTGATGTCCGGCCGGAGCGCGCCGGCCACCCAGATTCCGAACTTGTCCTCGCCCACGACCACGTCAGCCACTGCACTGGCCGTGTTGTCGTAGTGCGCCACCGCGTGCCCAGCGTCCGCGTTCAGCGGTGCGTGGCCGCCGGCCAGTGTCAACTGGCCCACGTTCACGTCCTTGCCGCTGGCCGTGCGCAGGGTGCCAGTCATGAAGTAGCTGTAGTTCGAGCGGGAGCGCGGCGGTTTGACGCTGCCGGGGAGCCCGATGTGCTGCTGGTGCCAGTCCGCGATGTGGCCGAACACCTGCCCGTCATCCGTGTGAGTGAGCGGTGTCAACCGGTCCAGCTTCTGATCCTGAAGCCACTCGTCGGGCGGAGCCACGGGGAAGCCGCCGGCCAGGACGGCGCGCACCAGGCCCACGTCGTCCAGTGCTTCTGTGTAAATGCCGTCCTTCAGCATGTTGACGTTCCTTCCTTGAGTGTCCATCCACGCTCCGGCCACCAGAGCCGCGAGCACAGCCTGCTCGGTTGACATGGCCGCTGAGGCGTGCACATGCCCACGTCCCCGGCCCCGGCCAGGCCACTTCCCTAGAACCCTCTTGTGGAGGTTCGCGCAGTAGCCCTCAGCCCGGCCAGGCATGTATTTGTTGAGCTGACGCACGCAGCGCTTGAAGTCCCCCTTGACGCCCCACTTGATCTTGGCAGCGCCCTTCCCGGATGCCCAGTAGCGCCGGAGCTTCTCGGCCCGTGGGTCCGGGGATACAGCAGCCGTGACTCCGTCGATCTGCGTGATCACGTCAGCCAGCGACGGATCATCCAGCTCCACGAGCGGGGGAGGGTTGACGCCGGCCAGCTCCGCCAGTAGCTCGGGGTCATCCACCCATGCCTTCTGGTCATAACGCTGAACTTTCGGCCCCGGCATGAGCCGGACCAGCGCGATCACAGCGCCGGGATCCAGATCATCGACCACTGCGAACGGGGTCCACTCCTCTTCCTCGGCCTCCGTGTCAACCGCTGCCGTGAGGGGGGAAACGATGGTGTCGTCCTTGAACGACTTGGCCGCCTTCTTATACAGACCGTTGACCCGAGACTTGATCTTGTTCTGGTCAGCCTGCGGGATCTTGACTCCGCCCCGGGCGCCGGAGAGAGCACCGGCCACCGCCGCCAAAGCGGAGTACACGATCTTGAGGTCCCCGTTGATCACGTCTGCGAACGGGAGTTTCCAGGCCGCCTGCGTCTGTGGGTCCGCGTCAGGGTCTCGGTAGAGGAATCCCTGCCCGAGCTTGCTCGTGTCGTAGGTGCCGTCCGCCTTGCGAGCCCGGGAGAACAGCCGGTTGGTGGCCGCGTCTCCGTCCCACTTCCGGCTGCGGTCCGCAAACGGCAGATCCGTGGAGCCGCTCACCGAGGACAGGAGAGCTAGGTCCGGGTGCCCTGAGTGCAGAAATGCCGAGGGAGCCAGCCATGCTTGCGGGGTGTAGCACCTCAGAGCCAGGCCCTCCGCCCCCGCCAGGAGAGCATCAGCCAGGTCCACAGCGTCTGGCATGGTGAGCAGGATCAGGGGGTCAGAGCCCTCCCAGGGATCCCAGGCGCCGGCCGCCGTCAGCACTTCGTAGGAAGCTTCCCCCACTCGCCGGACCAGCTGCCGATAGAGCATGTCGTCGGCCGGGTCCGCCGTGGCGTAGAACCCGACGTCCTCACAGTCCGAGTCGGGGCAGGAGAGTGTGTCCCGCGCCGGCCGGCTCAATGCCGAAAGGGCGGACTCCAGAGTGTCGTCCGCCCACTTGCCACTTTCACCGCCAGACGCAGAGAGCGCCAGCAGCTGCCAGGCTCCCACTTCGTGCTGGCTAACTTCCTCACGTAGGCGCCGAGGAACCGGGTAAGCCTTGTTATATCCACACATGACTAGTGATGTCATGATGTTGCCTCCCAGTGCCTCTCTGGCCCTAGACTTTCGTGTTGTCCTTGATCCACTCGTTCACGGTAGCTTCGTCGGTCTCTTTCCATCCTGGCTCATCGTGGATCTCCAGGAACAGCCGATCTTGATCTTCCTGCCACTTCCCATCTTTCCAGAACTCGGTCTCCGTGGTTTTCGGCCAGCCCCAGCGAGCCACTAACAGCGGCTCTCCGGTCTGTTTGCTCTTGTACATGAACCATGCTGTCGGTTCCATCACCATCATCCTCTCATCACTGCTGCTACATTTCCTACATCGGCAGGACGCTCCAAGGGTTTAGAGATTTCGAACATCTGCCGCTCCAGCTCCTCCCAGGGTGGGCTGTGCTTTACCAGCTTCCGCTGCCGCTCGTAGAGCAAATGCTGCCTGTCCTTGGCCCGTTGGGACTCAGGGGTGTGGAACTGGAGTTCAAACCGATGTCCATCGGGACCGGTGATGTCGGCGTTAATGCCCTTGTAAGCGCGTCCCTCGTTATTCCAGGAGTTGCTGACATCTACGTCATAGCCCTTGGCTCTCAGCTCGTTGATCACCCGCTGAGCGTTGGCCCCGAAGTTCTCCGGGTCATAATGCAGAGTATACCGCAAGGCATCACCGATCTCACCAGCGGCCTGCTCAGGCCCGCCGGGCAGCTTGGCCCCCTTGCTTGCGATCTTCCGGACTAGGCTGCCCTCAGTCTTCAGCCTGAACTCGCCGCCGTAGAACTGTCCATTGTCTCCGATGATCTTGCTCGGGTCATAGTCGAGACCATCAACACCGCTGATCTCACTAAGCAGGCGACTAACTACCGGTTCATCGGCCTCTACGCCAGCCAGGATCTTCCTAGCCTCGTCTTGACTCTCTGCTCCTCTTGTCACAAGCGAACGACCTGTTTCCTGCGCCCCAGTGTTCACGGGTTTTTTGTTCCTCAAGATCGCAATAGCTCGTGGAGCGTCTGAAAGTTTGTCTACGATCTGCTGTGTAGGGATTATCTCGGGGAACCCGGCTGCCGGGTCGGCTGCTTTGGGATTGCCTAGGGCATCCACGTATTCGAGCTTGGCCCCGTTCGGGGTTAGGTCAACCACCTGTGCCCGACGCCGGGCGGCGCTGCGATCACCAGGGAGTGAGTCCGGATCGGAGAACACGTTCACCATGCCGAACTTCTCGATGAACTTCCCATCCTTGCCACGGGGGTGCAGCCAATCTCTCCAGTCGATGGCCGCGATGATGGCCGGGTGATCCAGCAGCCTGTGCTCCCGCGCCCGCATGATGAAGGATCCGAAGAACCCCAGCGGCTCCGTGCCGTTGACGCACAGCTGCACGTATTGCTTGGCAGCAGCCACGACAGCTGACGCTGCCGTGGCTTCCTCAAAAGGGAGGATGACCCCGTCATCAGCAGTAGGGAACTCCGGGAGCACCTCCGGGGCCACCTTACCCAGCTGCCACTCCTGCGGGATCTTGTCTAGCGCGCCGAGAGCATGAGCCCGTTTGACCACGTACCACCGGCTATCAGGGTGCATGATGGCGTAGCGCACGGCTATCGGGAGATCTTCCGCCCGGTTGACAGAAGGGATGCTGTTACCTGCTGCCACGACTGCGGTCTCCTGTTCAAGCGGTGCCGGAACCTCTCCCGGCATCTCGATGGTCTCTACCTCGCCCTGCGTCTTGGTGGGCAGGTCTGCCACGCTGACCGTTGTGCCGCTGGCATCGCCCGCGTCCCACACCGCCAGGGCGGACGGGGCAACCTGCACCAGTGACATGTCATCCAGAGCCGTGTTGCCCTCAGGGAGCAGGATCCACTCCCCGTCATACCGCACGTAGGCTCCCATGCCCGTCTCGATAATCAGTGTGACTACTGTGTTGTCGGGTGCGACCACAGCGTCCAGTTGGAGTGCCAACATTCCTCCCCTCATTATGTGAGCCTCAACCACTGCGAGCGGCTGCGGTACACCGGCGTCTGGTGCCATGGTCACTGCGTCATATGGATCCAGCGGTCGGATCCGTAGTGTCTCATCCGCTGCCTCAGGGTTTGAGAAGATGGCCGTCGCCGTCAGGACACCGCCGCCCATGTCAACCGGCTCGGAGATAAAGGTGCCCCGGGTGTTGTCCTCATCTTCATCCCACACCAGCATGAGACCGTTGTCGCCGGTCTGAATCTCGACGTTGGCCCCGTAGCGGATCGAGGTCGTGTCGTACCGCGCCGAGGTGACCGGATCAGTCCTGTGGATGGTCACCTCGATGATGGCCGGATTAGGGACTCTCATGATCACACCTCATAGCTTTCCGGCAGATCGAGCAAGTTGCGGAGGTTCGGAGGCATGTACACGGGAGGCAGATCGGATGGCCGCATGGTCTTGGCCTTGGCTATGGTGACGATGTACCGCTCTAGCGGAACCCCGTTGATAGAGACAATCCCCTTGGCCTTCAGCTTCGCGATGGCCGAGTCGACTTCTTTCTGGCTCGGAGCCGCGATCATGCTGGCCTGCTCCGGAGCGATGCCACCGCTAATGTAGTAGTCCTTGATGTTCTCCCATACCGTAAGGCTCCGCATGATGTTGCTGCCATTGTCAGGATTCCCGTACACATCCTCCAAGGAACCGCGCATGTCACCGATGCGACCGTAGAGAGCCTCAGGGTGGTGGTAAATCATGAGTCCACCGGAGATATATACAGCCTGGTCGTTGTGGTCCGGGAGGTAGTTGTACTTCTTGGCTGAGGCATAGGCGCCATGTCCGGCGTACACGCTGGAATCGTGGACTGCGGACTGCCCGAGTCCCTTACCAGTGGGAGCGTCCACGGCGCCCTGAAGCCGTTTGGTCATGCTGTTGACGTTGCCATACAGTGCTGTAGACGCAATGACATCCGCGTTGTTGCGCTTCGTGCCTTTGACCACAAGGTTCATCTTGCTCTTAGCCTTCATGGCAGCGATGGCTCGCTCAGACCAGAAGTAGGAAACCTTACCGATCGACTCATCAACGCCCACTCGAACGTCCTGCCAGCCCAGATCAGTGATACCCATCCACTCTCCGGCCTTCTTGAACATCTGCTCATCCGACATGCCCTGTGTGTTGTCAGCGTTGGCCTGGTCGAAGCTGACCATAGTGGACAGGAAGACCCGCGCCTGCTGCTTGGCCGAAGACTGCGTCATGGGGGAGTAACCACCCAGGCCCAGCTCAGCCATGGCCGCCGAAAGATCCCCATCGGTTGCACCCTCAGGAAGGAAGATGTTGGTCATTCCAAACCGGGAGTCATTCTTGTACTCGCTGGCCGGGTCGATCACCTCTATGACAACCCCGTTGCTAGCTACCAGCCGCACATTGCGGGACGTGCCGAAGTCAGGAAATGCACTCTTCGCCAACGGGACACCCTGTCCCGGCTCCACATACAAGGTCCCGTCCGCCTGCATGCCAGACAGGCCGCCGTCTTGGGCGACGGTCCATCCCCTGGCCTGTGCCGACTGGCTCAATGAGAACTGGCCGGTCTGAAGTACCTTGATCTTGGTGGGGTCCCACGCGGTCACGGTGTAGGTGTGACCAGCAGACCACGGGGTAGTGACCGTGGACCCATCAGACAGGCTCTTGAAGGTCACTATCTTGCCGCCGGTAGCCGCGTCGTCCTGCACGTCCACCACTTCGTAGTTCGGCGGGTTGACGCCAGAGTTGTCCGGCCGCCACTGGCTCTTGAGTTCCGGCTGGCTGCTGCTTGAAGGCCGGATAGATACCCTCTCGCCTACCGCGATGCTCTCCGTAGGCTTCTTGGTGCGTACCCAGTCGCCCTGCTCCTGTGTGTCACCACTAGCCAGGTTGCTGGCAAAGGTCGCACGCTGCTCCTTGGAGAGAGCGAAGATCACCCGGTTGTACTTCTTACCGGACGGCCCGATCGCGCGGGTCGTGAACATCTCCCCACCCCGGATGCCGGTGGAGTTGGTGACGATCGCCCGCTGCTTGCCGTCCTGCAAGGTCTTGCCCAGCGCCTCGGCCGGCGTGTCAACCGCCAGCGCCATTCCCTTAGGAACCTCCAACGGGGCCAGCGGCGCCTGGTAAGGGCCGTACTCTTCCGTGTCGAGCCGGAGCGCCGTGACCAGCCGTGTCGACTTCTCTCCGCTGCTGGTGAGGACCACCGCGCTCTGCTTGTTCTTGCTGAGGCTGATGATCTTGCCGTGCATCGGACCCTTGCCGGTGACGTGCATGCCCGCCGTAGGGATGTAGCCGTCCTTGGTGAGCGGGCCGCCCCACGCCAGCACCACGTCCTCACTAGGTGCGCCCGGCAGGCTGGGCTTTGGCTCGGCAACGGGAGGCTTAGCCGCGTAGACGGCATAGTTAGACGGCATCTTGTTGGTGAGGAACATGGAGTGCTTGCCTTGGTCAACTGCTACGGCGCCAGGCTCATGCCCCACAGAGTAGTGGTGGAAATCTATAAACTCACCATCTATCTGCACCATCTGCATGTATTCATTGGGCTTGTGGGGGTCCCCATAGGACACATAAATCCAGTCCCCAGGCTTCAGGTCCATACCCTTGAAGTCGGAGGCTAGGGTGATCTCCATGGTGCTCGGGTGGGGTGCCCCGATCGCGTCGTTGGCACCAGAGGCTGCCGTCTGAGGGAAGGCGCTCGGAGGAGCAACTGACAGGTCAACCTTCTGCATGCCGGAGAAGTTGCTGCCATAGACTGCGAACTCAGCTTTCTCTAGCTTCTTGGTTTCGTAGTCCTGGTAGAGCTGGTACATGAGCGGGTCGTCGGGGTCCGCGTTCGGGTCCGACACATAGACGTTGTACAGGGTCTTGTAGAGCTGCTCACCCGGCTGAAGCTCATACGTCTTGCCGTTGAACTCAATCCCAGTGACTGCCTCGACATCAACTATCTGCGGGCTGGCACTGACCGGACCAGGCCCGGAGAGGTCCGGGGGAGTCAGTGCGTCGTACTCTCCCAGCGTTCCCTGCGCGACAGACATCTTGGCATCACCGATGCCGCCCTGCGCGAGGAAAGCCAGCACAGTGGACTCGTCATGGCCAACAGTGGTGTTGATAGTTCCGTCAGCGGAAATCGCGTTGTACTTGCCATCGGGCTGCTTGACCAGGTACTGATCCGGGATCGTCGGAGTCTGGATCTTGATGACGATGTCATCCGGCTGAGTCGTCAAGCCGTTGAACGTGCCGCCCGTAGGTCCGACATTCGGGTCGGGGTTGAACAGCTTGTTGAACATCCCTTGAACGGAGGGGGCTTCAGCATCAGAAGCAGCCTGCGTGGGGAAGGGGGGCGGGTCACCCTCCGCCTGGTGGACCAACGTCTTCTTGTCGTTCGGCACCAGCCCCATGACGTGATGGGTGATGGAGGCGCCGCCCAGCTGGCCGTCATCCTTGATCGGCCACCAGGATGCACCGGGAGCGGACTGGATGTAGTAGGTGTTTGAGTCAGATATGTAGACAACAGACTCCCAGCTGCTTACCTCATAGAAGCTGTTGATCTTATCGCCAGTGGCAACCTGATCCGGCACAGCAGGGGCGATGTCAACCACGTCAACCTGGTTGCTGAACGGGTCATGGTAGAGGTTGACCTGGTAAGGGCTGCCGTCTGAGTTGTACTTGTTGACGGTCGTGCTTACATCAATGGAGTCATCACCGTCTATGTGGTACCAGTTGGAGCTGGCCGGAGAGGCGATGTAATACTCATTGCCGATCTTGGCAACCTGGTTTCCGGACTGAACGGATACCTTGTACCCGTTCGGGAGAGTCAACTCCTCAGTGCCGGTCCCCTGGTGGAAGTTCTTCAGGCCCATGGGACCCTCTTGGTCGCCATCACCGACCCACGTGCCGCCCGTTCCGGCAGCGTTCACTGTCCACATCTGCCAGCCGGAAGTGGTGTGCCGACGCCAGAAGGTGCCCGACCCAGAGACAAAGATCGGATACTTCGCGTCGTCGTACTTGAGCGCCTGGTTGAGTGCCCAGCCGGCCGCGTCCTGGCCCTGGTTGCCGGTCAGCTTGTGGTCGTTTGTGGTACCCGGCCCGGCCTTCAGCTTCGTGGCCATATCATTAGCCGCGTCGATCTGGCCCTGCGTCAACTCAGCATCTATGTAGTCGGACCCCTTACGGGTCACCCGGATACTCACGTTCGGGCCGAAGTCCTGTTTGGACAGGAGCTGAGGTGAAACTGTGCCAGCGTCGACTACTACAGCTACCTTGTCATCTCCCAGAGGCAGGTTGTTCTCCACCACGACGAATAGGTACTGGCCAGCTTCAACCTCATCTCCCGGTTCCAGGTGGGGGATGATCTGGTGAGCCGGAAGATAGGCACCGTCCTCATCGAAGATGCTGGTTTCGGTCTTCTCCACGAGCGGAGCATCTGCGTCGTACGTACCAACGGTGCCATCTGAGAAGGCCAGGTAAACAAGACTAGACCCTTCAGGGGCATCCACAAAGGTGACCACTACGACGTCATCGCCGTTGTGCACCGACTCGCCCGGCTTCAGTCCCTGCGCGGGGACCATCGGGCCGCCGTGCGGACCCGTCGCCCCCGCAGACTCCGGCAAACCAGAAGACTCCGGGATGACCGTGGGGGTCGTGTCAACCGTGAAGTCATTCAGGACAGTTTTCAGTACGGTGAATGGAGTTTCGTTCTTGTCTATCATCCGCACCGTCGTGTCGGTGATAGCGATGATCTCGTAGCTGTTGTCGGGGCTACTGATCGGGCTGACCTTGTGGCCGACCTTCAGCACGCCACTGTCGATCCAGGCCGCCAGCGTCTTCGCCTCATCCACCTGGCTGACGGCCGTGACCGCCGGAGCCATGGGGGAAGGTGGCTCCGGCACCGATACCGGCTCAGGCTCAGGCTCCGGAGTCGTGTCAACCGTCGCTCCGGCTTCCTCCGTGATGGTCACCGTGCTGACTGACTTACGCTTGCGGACGCCGGACGTGTTCTCGATGAACACGAACTTGCCGTCCGGGGAGATCATCACGATCTTGCCCTGGTGGCCGTCCTTGGCCAACGCCGTCATGCCGAGCTTAGGAACCTTGCCGTCCCCCGTCATCGGGGTCTTGGCGCCCACCACGTTGGCCGCCGGGGTCTTGCCAGGCTGCGTCAGGGTTGACGCCGCCTTCATCAGCTCCTTGCCGTCTTCGTCCTTGACGACAGCGCTGTAGCCCTTCTTCTTGACGTAGGTGTAGGTCTTCCCGTCCTTCTTGGAGACCACCTTCGCACCGGGTCCGGCCTCGGTACCGTCACCCAGAAGCATGCCCTTGTCATCGCTAACGACAGACTTAGCCTGCGCCTCGGCCGCCGCCTTGATGTCTTCCTTGACCTGCGTCTCTACGGTGGCAGCCATGCCGGTCTTCTGCGGCGGTTCCGATATCTCCACCTCAGGCTCCGGGACGGGCACCGGCTCCAGCAGCTGGACGATCTCCTCCACCTCGGCCTCGGCAGCCTCGGGGAGGTTCGGCTTCTGCGCTTCCGGCGGAGGCGGATCCCAGCGCTCCACGATGTAGGGGCCGGATCCCAGGGCGTAGGTGTCCAGGATTACCGATGTGGTGTTTCCCTTGTCCCGAAGCATGACCTTCTTTTTGGCGGGGGAAACTCCCATCACCTCATAGGTGTGGCCGTTCGGGTCGGTGATCGTGTCCCCGCGCTCGAACTTGATGGTGTGAAGATCAGCAGCATCCAGAGCGGCGCCATGGTGTGGCCGTTCCAGGTTGGTCAACGGGCTCTGGTAGTGGACATCCGTCTTAGAGCCGTACTTGTCCTTCAAGGCCCATCGCTGGTCTTGCAGCTCGTCCGGCTCCATCAGGCTGCCGTCAGTCAGGTCAACGCCGATCCTGATAGTTCCCGATCCGATCCGGACGTAGTCGCCAGGTGACGCCATATCCAGAGCTTGTCCGAGGTTCATCGGGAACCACTTGCGGGACAGGCCGTTGTTCTCGGCTACGTCCGGGACGTTTATCGGCTTGGAGGCTTCCGGAAGCGGGAGTCCATAGTGGTCAGCAATGTACCTACGGCGCGACTTGAGCGTGTCAGCCAGGGACTGAGGTAGTCCACGCTCAGAAACCAGGTCATCAATTTCTTCCGGAGAGATAGCCAGAACCCGGACGGCGCCATCCAGCTCATCCTCCTTAGGCATCACGTTCTCGCCGAAGATGGCAGCCTTCTTACCGGACCGCATGGTCTCCAGCTCCATCACCTTGTTACCGAAGGCGCCGCCCTTAGGTTCGCCTTGAGCCCGGTAGGTGAGAGCCCCGCCGTTGTCGATCCGCCAGGACGTGCCTTCCTTGTCGACGAACACGTTGTCCCAACCGAGGCCGAAGACATCCCAGTTCGAGAGCCAAGCGTCAACGACAAAGTTCTTGCGGATCTGTGTCAACCACTCCTTGTCCTTCAGCTTCTCATTGATCGTCTGGCTGAGTTCCTCGCCCTCCACGATCTCGGAGTAGATGTTCTTTCCGTCGTAGTCGACGTTCGGCACCGGGACGCCAGCCGCTGAGTACAGATCATTGGCCAGCTCCTCCACCTTGCCGTGATCTTGGCTCTTGGGCTTCTTGACGTAGAACTTCTTGGCCGGGCCGCCGGCAGGGTCCGGGATGCTGTACATCCCGCCTTCATTGCTGCCGCCCTGCCCGCCGATCTTCGTAGACCCAGCGTCATCCTTGGTGAGGTGGGCAATCTTCTTTGGCGCGCGGTAGACCTGGTTGGGGCGGAGCGTCAGCTCCTTCTCGCCCGGGGTCGGCGTGCCAGACAGGTCGGACGGCTGAACCTTCAACTCAGCTTTGTCGTCTGACCCCTTGAGTATGTCCTTGACCTGCCCGTACTTCCACTTGCCATTCTTCAGGAACTTGATGATCCCGAACTTGTTAATGAACCGGCCGTCCGCGCCACGCGGGTGTTCCCACGGCTCGAAGGCAGGAGCGGCCACGATCGGTTCCAGGAGGGGTGTCACTTCGATGCTGTTGAACAGGCCCAGCTTCTCCCAGCCGGTACCGTCGTCAGCCAGGGAGGCGTACATGACGTTGTTGCCGTACTCGTCGTCAACCGTGATATAGGTCTTCTCGTCTTCCCAGCCGGGGCCATGTGTGACCTTCATGGAGACGGTGTTGGGGTCGTCGTGCGCTCCGGTAAAAGCGAAATCGAACTTGCTCTCCCCGACCCAGAGAGAGATCGTGTCAAAGGATACTGTGGACGGAAGATGGCTCGGGTCTGTGACCTCGATCAGGAAGTCGTTGCCGTAGCCCAGAGTGATGTGGGGTATCCACTCCGGGTGCTGCTCAACCGTGCTCATCTGGTAGGCAACAACCGGGTCTGCAACGACAGCATCCCTCACACACGACAGTGCCACGTCCTCAAGCAGGAGCACCGCCGCGTCGTGGTCCCCCAGCCGGCCCCGCCCGTTCACCTCGGTCTCGATCGGGGTGCACTGCTTGGCCAGGTCGCCGAGACACTTGAGCACGTGATCCAGTTCGTCGGTTGACATGTCAGCGCTGAGGTAAGCCAGGGTCACGTGCGGGTCGTCGTCCACTACGAGCGCATTGACCGGGTCGTCAGCTGAGGTACGGCAAACGATCACCGCCGTAGGCAGCTCCTCCACCGGCTCCATCTCGTCCAGGATCAGGTCCGCGAGCAGTGCCTGAGGGAAGTTGTGCCCGACCGGCGGCCCGTAGTCGTACCCCATCGTGTAGTCAAAGACGAACGGGGAGAGGTCGGCCGATCCGGTGATCGCGTTCAGCTCCTTGGTGCGCCGCTTCACCTCATTAGATGCTCTCTTGACACGGGCTTTAGAGATCCTGACTTCTAGTTCCTGCATCTTCCTGCGGGCGCGTAGAGTGCGCAGCTCTTTGACCCCCTTGGGGGTCAATCCAGGTTGTCCGCTAGCGGTGTCAGACGCCTTCTCAAGCTCCTTGATCCGGGCATCATGTTGTCCAACCTCTGCTTGCTGCTTAACCAGCGACGCTTTCTGGATCTCCAGTGCGTCTTGCGCCCGTTCAATGCTGAGCTTGGCCTTTGCCTTGGAAGCCTTCAGTCTCTTCGCCTTGTTTGCTGCCGAGGTTCCGGAACCCTTGGAGGAGCCACCCCCGCCGCCGCCGCCGGACTTCTTCTTGACTCCGCCCTCATCCTTTGCCTTGGAGAGATCTTGGTTGAAGTATTTGGCCAGCACGTTGAGGGTCTGCACGTTGAGCGTGCCCGTGGGCTTCAGGCCCAGCCCAGTCTGATAGTCCTTGAGCGCCCGTGCGGTCTCCGGGCCGAAGTAGCCAGTGGCTGGCAGGTTGTAGCCGGCTCGCCGGAGCGCTTCCTGCAGCCGGGTGACGGCCGGCCCTTGTGCTCCGACCCCTAGGCCACCATCTTTTGTGCTGCCCTGACCGGACGTGCTGAACTTGCCGCCCGTGTCCCGCTTGACCTGTGACTCCTCGAAAGCGCGTAGCCGCTGGTTCGGGTCCTTGGCCCGACTCGGCCGCTCCCGCCTCTGTTGGCCTGGTTGCGTCACGGTCAGCCTCCAAGAATCTGCTGCGCTGAGTCAGGCATCGGGACTGGAGATTCTGCTACGTTCTGTTCCCGCTCGGCCTCCAGCACGTTGGGAAGCGCCACGTTCAGCAGGGCTACCGTTACGTCCGGTGGCAACATTCCCTTGGAGGCAACCAGCATGAGCGCCAGCTCCTGCTCCGTGGGAGCATCCGTCTCGGCCAGCCCGTTCTCCCGGCGCCATGCCTTGGGTCCGACCAGGAAGTGCTCAAACCCGATTGTCACTTCCTCGGACTGGTTGGGCCGGGTCACGATCTGGGAGGGGTCGTACCAAACCACAACGCGGCCGACAGCTGCCGGCTCGAACCCCTCGGCCAGCAGTCTGGTGCGGAGGTACATTTCCGTGGTTGCATCCGACAGCGCCAGCGCCAGCGGCTCAATGTTGGCCTTGTACAGGTTGTCATCGATGACCACCGCGTTGCTGTACTTGACGGCCGCCAGGCCGGCCACCATTTCCTTGGGAACGTCGATGCCCTGAAGGATGCGTTCCAGGGAGCGCTCCGCCCGGTTGACAAGCCACTCATCGCTGCTGCGCTCGAACGTCAGGTGTCGGATGGAGGAACCCTGATCGCTTGGCCCGGTCACCACCATGGGAACTACGGAGCTAGCACTGCCTTCGTCCGAGACGGGGGTGACCATAGCGTCCATCAGCTCGGCCACGAAAGCGTTGCCGGGGTCTACTACGGCCTGCTCACCATCTGTCTCGTCTGCGTTTGCCACGGTGGCCGAGGCGACCGTGATGCCATCCGGAACGAAAAGAAGGCCGGCATTCAGCCGGCTGCGGGTCGCCGAGCGGACCAGCCGCTGGAGCATCAGCAGCTCCTCGATGGAGTCCGTGAGCGCCATCAGCGAGGAGTCCGGCTCCTTGGAATACTCCGGGTGCTCACGCCACACCCGAGCTATGTAGGTGCTTGTTGGCAGCGGCTTCTGTTCTCCACCACGTAGCGGCTGATACAGGACTGAGTTCTGTTCTACCTTGACTTCCTTTGTGGACTTGAACGCCCACTCTCCGCTGCCCGGCATCTGCATGAAGTAGACCTCGCCGGCCACGTTCATGTTGAGAGCGAAGGACCGAACCTTAGAGCTGAAGTTGGAGGTCGTGAACTCCAGCATGATCTCCTGAGCGCGCTTGGCCAGGTCGTCGTCAACCAGGCCCTTCTCCGCTGCCTCCGTGATAGAGGTCGGTGCCTGCTCCGGGTCCAGCACCACGGCCGGGTAGAGTCGGATCCGGGAGAGGATGCTGCCGACCAGGTTGAACCCGTAGTGGATCTCTCCCACCCGCTCGTACCCGATCCAGGCGTCGGTCTGCCAGACCTCCCAGGGACGCGAGCCCGGCTGCATCTCTTTGACCTTGATGCGCTCGGTTGAAGCCGTAATAGGGCGTTGCGCGTTGTATGGCGCCGCTTTGGCCGGGCGCGCAGCTGACGGCTTGTCGGCGCGGGGATTATCGCGTGTGAAGAGGCCCATAAGGGAATACTACGGTGTCAACCGGTGGGGGTCACCACGCGCAAGCACGACTCGCAAATTGGCCCCTCGCCGAAGACAGGCTCCCACCAATCTGCGGCTTTTACCCGATAAGACAGGTCGGCCCCGCACATCACCTCGCCGAGAGGCATGGCCGGCAGGGCCACGTGGACCACTGGCTCACCGTCCTCACGCTGCCACTCGTCAACCACCCGGTACCAGCGCTCCCGACGATCTTGGAAATCCTGCTCGGTCAGCGGCTCAGTCACGGTGGTACCGGCCGGTGAACGGCGGCTGCTGCTCACGCAGTGCTGCTGACTTCTGCTGCATCTCGGGGGTGATCGGGGTTGATACGAGCACTGCCCCCGGGAAGGGATTCCAGCTCCGGATCATGCGCGCCCCGCACGACGGGCACCCGCCACGCTGTTGGACGGAGTAGCCGGAGAACACGCCGCCACGGTAAGAGGCATAGGGAGCGATCTCGGACGGGTCCAGCTCCATGTCAAACCGCTCGATACCCTGGCTGCCGGCCGCCCACCCGATGGTGATCGCGCGTTCGGTCACGATGATCCGGAACTTGTAGCTGCTGTTACTCGGCACGCCCGGAGGAAGCGGACTGATCATCGCGGGGTAGATGTCGGCGTAGACCTTCACCCGCTCGCCCTGCTGGTAGATCACGTCTCCTCCTGAGGTGTTGCCGGTCGGCCGGCTACCGACGTGACTTGGGCCATGACCAGAGCGAAGGCTTGTGACTCGCTGAACCCTGCCTCTTTGTAGGACAAGTACAGCTCATGCAGAGCCAAGGCCGCCGTCCTCATGGTGGACGCGACGTTGGGGGACTTGTCTTTGGGGTCCATCAACTCTCCGGAATCTCGTCGATCTTGGACTGCACCGTAAGGATCATGGCCGCCGCCATCGAGAGCGCGCCGGCCTTTGTCAACCAGCGTCCCGACTTGAACCGGGAGGCGAACAGAACCGCCCCGCCGGCCCACATGGAAACGCACCAGGGGCAGTCAACCAGATACCCAGCCCTCTGGCGCAAGCCCCCGGCGCCAGGTTTCTCGGCCCAGGCCATGACCGCGTCGCGGATCGGGCGCGCGATCTCGTCGTCGGTAACCAGCCGTGTCAACCGGGCTACGGCCGCCGCCATGACGACGGCCGTCCCCGCGTCTTTGGAGTTCATCGGCGCTGAAGGTGAGGAGTGAGCCGGATGCCGCCGGTCTTGGAGCGCTGGTCGACGCACATCTGGCCGGCCCCCGCCTGGCAGACCGGGCACACAGTGGACAGCCGGAGGTCGAACTTGACAGCCTTGCCACATTCGCAGTCGATATCCAGGAACCGCTTCGCCATCTCTTGTTCCTCCTGAGAAAGAAGTTATCAGAAGGAATCCTAGTAGAGAGAAGTCCGATTTTACAACATAGAAAGAGCGGGTGACCTGCCGCGAAACAGGTCACCCGCTCTGTCTCAGGTCCGCGTCACCACCGTCCACGGAACCTGAAGTTGTGTGGGGAGCTAGCAACTCACGGGGGTCGGCGTAGCTAGCTCCCCGACGCCGGAGACGCTACCGGTTGAGGTCGCTCCGCGCAAGTAGCGCGAAGGTCACCGCAAGGACAGCGAGACCGAACCCAATGTTGGCCTGATCCCTGATGTAGAAGATGAGAGACGCAATAGCGCCTAACACAGCTACCAGGGGAACCCACCTGAGGTACATGAAACACCTCCCTCCACCGCTAGGGATGGAATGTCAACCAACACCGGCATCCGATCACTTCGTCCAGCGGAGCGCTTGGGTCTCCAGGGAACCGAAGTTCGATCCCTTCTGGTGTCACAAAGTTGTCGGAGATCGGTACGGTACTACCGGGGTAGTTTCGCGATCCAAGTATTGCATGAGAGGTTCGTACCCTGGTATCCCCGACGTTATGCCACCGCTTACGGGTCAGCCCGATCTCGTCGGCCGCCGCCATCTGAGCGGAGGAGATCACCGCGTGGGCTACCAGGTTGTGCAGCCGCTCCGGATCCAGGTAGTCGGGGGTCTCGCCCGGGGCCGGGGGGTCATCGTGAACGCTTCTCACAACTGCCTTGGCCGCCTTGACCAGCGTTTGCATCCCGGCATCATGGCCAGCCTCACGGCCTCGGTCAGAAGCGGCCAGCAGTGCCTCAGCGCGCCGTGCGGGGGAGGCGTCCCGCTGTCTGGCCAGAGCACGATCGGCCACCCCGTAGAGCGCACCGCCGATCGTCTCCGGGAGCCCGAGCGTGCCAGCGATCTTCTGCCAGGATCCTGTCACCGTGCCGCTGGTGGCACCGTAAGCAGCGTAAGCCGCTAGTACCACAGCCAGCGCGGGGAGCAGAGAGTTGGCTTCCTCTTCCTGCTCCTCCGGTGGGTTTGGCTGTGTCATAGCTGTCTCCCGCGCCGCCGGTTCGGGATGCCCCGAGCGATCGTCAGGCTACCCGTGTTGCGCCCCTGGTGGGTGAACTTGATGAAGCCGGCCGGCCGCTGCGTAACCGTCCGGGTCGTGGCCGAGCCGGGAGCGCCGCCCTTCAGCGCATCGGGGAAGAGAGCCGCCGCCAGAGCCCAGCCGGCCGCGTCCATCCGGTCGGGGGAGTAGCCGGACTCTCCCGGCACCCAGCTGGTCTCCTGATCTTCCAGGTCCGTGAAGTATCCGACGTGGTGAACGCGGCCTTTCTCGTATGCTGCAGCTACCGGGCCGAACCGCACAGCCTTCTGAGCGGTTGCCCATACCTCACGGACCGGCGGAGGAGTGGTGTTGGCGTGACTGGCAGCCTGACGGATCACCCGCTTGACCAGAGCGCCGCCCTGGTTGGTCTCTACGATCACCGTCGCTTGGTGCTCACGAGCCGCCTTGATGACCTCATCACCCCACACCGATGGGGAGGCCCGGAGAGAGTAGTCGGCTATCACGTAAGCGTGCCGCTTGAGGACGGGGTGCGTAAGTGGCACCGCTACCACGACGATGCCGCACTCATCGTTGGGCCTCTCGGCAACCGAGGGGTCGACGCCCACGTAGAAGGCCCATCGGACGCCCGGCAGAGTCGGCGTGTTGGTTACCCGGAACGCTTCTATTGTGGACTCGGATACCTGCGCTCCATCCACCTCATCCAGCATCACACCTTCCAGCTCCTGCTGGCCCAAGGTGGTGCCGTCGTAGAGGTCCATGAGCACGTCGAGATATACGGCGGACAGGTAAGGGTTGGACTTCGTTGCCATGTTCTTGAGCAGGATTCTCTTGGCTGGGTCCTTCGCGTCCGCGATCAGTTTGCGCAGCAGAGCCACCCGCTTAGGGGTGGTCGCCGCAAGGATCTGCGGAAGCCTTCCCATACGGGTGCCGATACGCAGGTTGTCCCACGCTGTAAGGCCGTCCACGCCAGGCTTCCACTTGTGCGCGGCCAGTTCATCCGCCACGCCGATGTGGAACGCCGGGCCACGTAGCTGGTCAGGTTCCTCAGCCGAGAATGTCAAGAGGTTGCCACCGTAAGGGAGTTCCACGAGACGCCGGGACGGAATCCAGTTCAGTGCGTCTACTTCAGACGGTGGGTAGATGTTCATGAGACCGGACGGACCCTCAAGCAAAATGTCCCGGACGTCGGCTGCAGTACGGCCGAGCAGCGCTCCCTTGAGCGGCCGGCCAGGGTCGCGGCCCAGCTTGGCCCAGTTCTTGTCCAGGTCCCGGATCCACTCGGTCATGGCCCGTGACTTGCCGGCTCCACGGCCGCCGAGCAGGAGCGCTACAGAGAAATCCTCGCCGCCGTCTTCCTTGCGGGTCGGCACGATCTGAGACGGCCGGCCCATGAACTCCCAGCTGTAGAGCAGCTCCATCGGATCCAGCCCAGCAAGAGCCTCGGCCTGCTCCTCCGGAGGAAGGGCCGCCAGCTGCTGCTCCAGCGAGAGATCTAACATGTTCCCTGCTCCTCACTCAACAGCGAACATAATACGCGGCACGCTTCCCGAAGGGTTTTTCGTAGGGAACGTGCTAGGGAACACGGGACTAAGGGGCAGGCTATCTACGTATAGACCGCTATAGCCAGCGGCATTGACATCAGATGAGCCGATAATACCGGGATGCGATGTCGCGCCTGTAGCAATCAAGGTAGACGCTGCGGTGACAGATCTGCCGGCAATCCAGTATCGACCCGGCTGCAAGATTACGCCGCCGGCCACGTTCGCTGTCCTAAGTCCGTTAACGGTGGTGTCGATAACACCTAGATCATTTAGCAGTGCATCAGGACCTACCAGCGCCTTATGTGAGTACACTGCCACGCGATAGCTAGCGCTCGCGACTGCAGCTGTAACGCGCACAGCGATTCTCGTTATCGGAGTGGGGTCATCAAGAGTTAGTGGCCAGGTATAGATCGAGTCAGTAGGCGGGGGAAGTGTGGTGCCGCCAGGGTTTCCAACAAAGGGTTGTCCGTACCAAGCAACACCCATGCCGGTCATAGGGCGGATAGCTCCGCCTGCACTAGCGCCGCCGCCGGCCGCTGCGGGAGCTGAGGCCACCCAAGTACCAGGCGTGCCGGCAACCGTGCACATCCAGAACGCGCCAACGGAGTCCTGCACCGTCTCGTTGAGCAGCCACGCTCCGGTAGTAGGCGGACCAGGAGTAGTCAGGCGAGCGGCCAGGATTATCGAAGGATTGTTGTTCTTAGTGCCTATGTGTGCGGAGCCAGGAATTTCTGTCTTGCCAGTGACTTGAGGAGAATCCGTTAGAAACACGTTGAACAGAACCGTACCGTTGTAAGCCTGTAGCTGGAAGTTCCGGCCGCCGTTGCGAGCCTTAAAGGCAATGCCGTTGTTTGAGGTGTTCTGAACAATGTCAACCGACCCAGCGCTGGTCTGGAACCGCTCGAAAATCACATCCGGTGCGGGTGCCGTGGGGTTGACGATCACGGCAGGCACCGTGGTTGACGCTGCGGGTGAGAATGACTTCTGGCCGGTGAACGTCTCCGTGCCGGCCAGGTGTGCCACCCCCGTATCCGTTGGGTTGAACATGGCTACCCACACCCGCTGCGCGGGAACCGGATTACCACCTGCGATCCACGTGACCGGGTAGGTGAAGTAGCCCGCCCCGAAGTCCCACACAGGTGCACCTGTCACCCGATACTTCTCGTACCGGGTGGAGTCATCCTTGTCCTGCATATCGATCTCAGTGCCCACCGCGACATGCTCAAGGATTCGGGTCACGTCGTTACCGGGAGCCGTCTTAACATTGATATACATCTCTGTTACAGCCATGGGATCACTAGAGTTGGTGCGCACTTGGCCAGCTGCCGGAGGTGCCCCGGGGTTGGCATTGTAGGCGTACTCCATGAACGTGCCGTTAGAGCCGGACGGCCCCTGTGGACCCTCCGGCCCTGTCAACCCGATAGGACCTTGCGGCCCCGGTGCGCCGTCCGCGCCGGCCGGACCAGGAGCCCCGTCTGCGCCGGCCGGGCCTGTTGGACCTGGCACTGTCGAGTCCGCGCCCGCCGGACCCTGCGGGCCGGGTGGACCTGTGGGACCAGGCTCACCGACTGCACCCGGTGCCCCGATCACGAACGGGTCGGTTGACACGCCAGTGCCGGTGATCTCGATGTTCTCGCCGGCCACCAGCGTGCACCCGCAAAACTCGGAAGCCTCGCCACACCCGATGCAGCGGGACGTTGGAGACGTGGGGCTCTCGAACGTGACCGGCGTTCCGGTGCCGTCTTCGTCCTCACACTCAACGCATCGAGACATGGCCCCTCCCCTCAGATCTTCATGATGTAGGCGAGAGCGAAGAACAGCGGCCGAGTTGGGACACCCGCTGAGGGAGCAGCAGTGGGGTTGATGACGTGGGTGTGAGATCCCCCGTCATCCGTGCCCACATCAGAAGTGAAAATCGGCGTTGCGTTTGATGTAGCCAGAGCCAGAGAAGATCCACTAATGGCGTAGATCTGCCGGTACCACGTGCCGTGATGGTGTGTTCCAGCAGCCTGCATGGTGTGGGTGTGCGCCGGCAGGTGCGAGGTGTTAAGCACCGTGGAGTCGGCTCCGCCCGTAGCGCCCTTGTTGTAGGACGCTCCGGAGTTCGTACCGCCGGTGTCCGTGGATGCGCCCACTATGAACCGACCGCGTAGGTCCGGAGTTCCGTTGGCGCCGTTGCACAGCGCCCACCCGGCTGGGATGGTGGCCAGCGTGCCGGACCACATGATGATGCCGCCCACCGGGAACGCCACCCCGAACGCCGCCTCGACAGCTACCGCCAGAGCCTGAATCTGGCTAGGTCCATTAGGCGGGTCAGTTAGCTCCGGATATGGAAGGTTGTACTTAGGTGTAGCGCCCATAGCCCTCTCCCTTTCCAGTCTAGGGGTTTCGTGATCCGGTAATTACGTTCAGCCAGTTCGAGAAGTTCGGTATCACCCAGGCTCCCCACGTGGCGGGAGAGGGGTCTCCGGGCCTTGCTGGTGTTCCGGCTATCACATCAGACCAGACCGGGTTAGCGATAGCGCCGGGTGCTGCTCTGTAGATAAAGAATGTGCTCAGCTTTTGGCCCACAACCCAGGGGTTGCCAGTGCCGCTCGCATCAACCGGGAAGGTCTGGTAACACGCCGGACTGCCAGCAGCCGACATGCCATTGATGCGTGCGTTCCCCACGGACGGTTCAATCGTCGTGGTGAATACCAGGTTGGCGGGAGAGAGTTGCGGAGCCGTGTACGCGCACAAGGCAGCCGCTGGGGCAACTGGGAGAGCCGGCAGGCTCAACAGCAGGGGCACCGATCCGGCGAACGCTGTAGTAGGAGCAGCAGCAGCAGCAGCTAGCTGGTAGCTGCAAAAGATCAAGTCCCCCGTGGTGAATGCGGAGTAGGTCTGCACGCCGTTGCCTAGCGTCACCCCCGTGAGGACAGGTGACCAGAGGACAGTTCTCCACGCAGCCTTTCCTCCCAGCCCCTCGATCGTGCCCTGAATCAGGGACAGCACGCTGTCTATCTCCTGCGCGGTGTCTTGGATGATAGGGAACATGTAGGCCGGGTCCGACGCCACTGGATACGGTATGGCGAACCGCGTAGTTTCATCTGGCATCATGCACCGCCCGCTGCGCTGGTGATATACAACACGCTTCCCTTTACGTAGCTATCGTTGGCCCAGACCGATGTGCCCCCAAGGCTCACCGAGGGGTGGTTATAAAGCCGCATGGCACCCTCGATAGCCACGAGAGCTAAGGCATTAGTCGTGGGGGAGATCTCTACTGCCATGTTCACGACATATGGATAGGTGGGAATCTTGGCTGTCACCAAGTTGTGTCCGCCGGGATTCACTGTCAATGAGATTGGCAGAGATGGGGGCATGATGATGTTGGGGAACTGGTTGGCGAGCCACGCTGTAGTGGGAGGATTGGTGGGGTGCGGGAGTATCTCGAAATCTACCCACACCAGCTGCCCGAGACGGAATGCGCTGCCAGTGATAGACCCATTCCCTAGCGCCATGTTGGTAACGGTCGGAGCCCAGGTTGCTTGAGACCAGGTGATCTTGCCGGCTGAGTCTGCCGCTACCTCATCTAGAAGAATCCCCAGTTCTTCCTCCGAGTCTTCAGCGATGTGCTGCACAGCAACAATGTCGGCCGGGTCCAGCATTTCCGGATAACGGATGTCGTAGTTAGGCGTTTGCCCAGCCATCAGGCTCTCCTGTAATAAAATTGCCCGTACACGAGATTTCCGGAGGCCCACGCAGGTGTTCCTACGGTCTGATACACGGGTTGCTGGATAACACCTGCGCTGCTGCCTCCGCCCACTCCGCCGCCATACAAGGTCACCTGGCTAGCACCCGCCGCGAACAGCAGGCCGATCACCCAGCGCTGTCCGCTCGCTGAGAATCTCGCTAGAGAAGAACCTGCAGACGCGACAGGGAACGGCAAGGTAAAGGACGGAAAGCTGGTCCCCCACGACGTGGTTGGGCTAGCGACTCCAGTAACAGTGAACCGACATACCACTAGGCTAGAGAAGGTGTTGTACTGCGCCTTCACCGTGGCGTTGCCGATGATCCAACCGCCGCCGAATGTGGGGGTCCAGGTGCCTTCCGTGGGGGTGATCAACTGGCCTTGTGTCGCGTCGTTGAGGTCGTGCAACTGGCCCAGCTCACGGTCCACATCCCGGGCCATAGTCTCCAGCACACGGATGTCCGCTCGGTCGGTCCCGAGAGGATAAGTGATCTGGTGCAGAGGTGTCTGGTCGGGCATGCTCTGATCGTACCGGTTACGGCCGCTCTGGTCTCCCTCCTCCCGTTGACACACGCGCGACTTCCCGTTTAGCCTCCCCGTGTGTTGGAGATGACCACGAGGCTCGCCTACGCCGTTAGGAGCTGGCTCACCCACCGGACCCGACCGGCCGGGGATTGCCTGGTCTGGGAAGGCTCGATAGATATCCGGGGGTATGCCCGGATCCACCATGACGGCAAGGGCCACCGCGTGCACCGGCTCATCTACATGTTGATCAACAATCTGGAGACGCTGCCGGATGACTTCAAGCTCACCAGGACGTGCGGCCGGTGGGGCTGCGTCAAGGCCCAGCACTTCAAGTTGTTCAACCCCAGCCAGCCGGCAGACCACTGCGGATACGGCCACCCGTTCACCCCGGCCAACACATACATCTTCTATAAGAGTGGTGGCAGACGTTCCCGGATCTGCCTGGCTTGCACCCGAGCCCGGCGGAAGGGCACCGACCGCCGGCTGGAGCCGGTATGGGAGGAGAAGCGTCCGCACGGAACTAAGGGCTACTGCGCGCGGGGACACAACCTGCAGCTGCCACTTCCCAACGAGAACATCTATGTGCTACCCAACGGTGAGCGGCGCTGCCGGATCTGCCGACGACGTAGAGAGCGTGAGACGTATGGAGCTGAAGCGGAAACACCAACCGTCCATTGAAGACCGCATCGCTACCTACGTGCTGACGGCCGATAGGTTCGGGGACTGCCTGGTGCACCGGGGGCCACTGATCATGTGGGTTGGACCCCGCCGCCGCGAGCGCATCGACCGTCTGGTCTTTGAGATTGTCGGAGGGTACCCCCTTAAATCCTCTGAACAGCTGATCCCCACTTGCTGCTGCGGCGTGGAAGCTGGTTGCCCCAGCCGGAGCAGCTGCCTGCACGGCAAGCTGATGCACTGCCTCAACATCGAGCACATGAAAGTGTTGTGAGTGGAGACCTACGACATGCACCGGAGGATGACCATCCTGGCCATCCTGTATGGCTGCCCGGACGACGCGATCCAGCGAGTGGTTGACAGGGCTATGTCGCGCAACAACATCACCCTGGCAACTGCCGGAGACTACATCGCTCAGGCCATGTACGAGTTGAAGATCCGAGACGTCCACCTGACCAAGCACCGTTCCCGCAAGCGCGGACAGAAGAGGGAGACCAACTCGTATGAGTGACGATGATGACGGAATCCTGTTCCCGGACAACTGGAATCCGGGGACCGGTTGCCTGGTCGCTGGAGTGATCTTGGCCTTCTGGGGTGTCGTGCTGTGGGCGATTATCTGGTGGCTGAACTCTGTCTAGGCTTACGCTTGAAGCTGTGGGGGACAGCCAGAGCATAGAGGTCAACTGGTGCCGGCTCGGAGAAGAACCGACCAGTGAACCCTTCGTGTTCTGGCACTACGACGACGCGCTGAAGTTTCTCAAAGAAGAGTTTGAATATATGGCCTACGCCAGCACCAAGCCCAGCGTGGCGCCGACACAGAGAAGCAACCTCATGAAGCTCCGCGACGCGATCACCTATATCCAGTTACGTCGGGGGAAGCAGCCGCTTCCTGAAGTTGAGGACTGTTCATTCACCATTGGAGATATATGCTACTGGCTGAAGGGAGTGTGATGATCATCCTCAATAAGGAAGGCTGGTATCAGCACTCCTGCGGACACCAGGAGTTCTACTGGCCCGAAGAGTGGTTCCCGAACCGGTGCCGTAGGTGCCACAAGACGAACCTCCGGTGGCAGTGGGTAGACGGGTACGTCTTCCACCCTGGTGATGTCTACCGCGACGTGATGGTGTGGCTTATCAAGAGGGACAAAGATCTAGCGGCCGAGTTCTATATCTCCCTGACCGAGGGAAGATTTCTATGAGGGATATGGGGATGATGTCACCCGTGCAGTTCGGAGGAACCGAGCTTGGTTGGTGGAAGCATCTGGAGTGCAACCGCTCCTTCTTCTTCGCTCCAGCTGAGGGTCTGCTGCTCCACCCGGACGCCGAGGAGGCTGACAAGTGGTGCCACTGGTGCCGCCGGCAGTCCGACGCTTGGGAGAAGCTCCCAGGCCACCGCGTGCTGGAGCCGCAAGAGCACTGGCGGCTAGCGGTTGACAACGCTGCCAAGGCGCTCTACCAGGCCAGCCCGGTGAGCATCCACGCTCCGCTGTGGGAGACGCTCAGCCCGAGCCGGAAGCAGGGCTACCGCTCCGTCGCCGAGCAGGTGCTGAAGGGGTGCTCCAACGACATCCGGGCCGCTGCGATATCCGAGGTGCTCCGGCTGCTGCACGGCCATCAGAAGGACGCCCTGCGGTACGTCTACGACAACATCCCGTTGTCTGCCGAGTAGTTGACACAGGTTGAGTGGGGTCGTACACTTCCCCCGTGATGACGAAAACCGCGAGTGCGTGGTGGTATGAGACCAGCCACGATGGGATCTTCTGGCGCCGGCTGGCCCAGGTCGATCAGCATGAGGCAGTGAGCATCCACCAGCAAGCGTCGCTGGCCACGCAGGCACGTCTGGTCAGCTGCGATGACGGGACTAAGATCCCCTTGTGGAAGGATGACCGCCCGGCGGACCTGGCCATCTTGATGATGAACCTGGCTTCTCTGGGTAAGGGCTACGGCAACAGCCGAGCACGCATCCCGCATGAGGCCAAGCAGCTGCTGCTGGAGTTGAGCTACCGGGTGGCCGGCAAGGAATGGGACCAGGCCAGGGAGGTCGGTCTTGCAGCGATGAAGTTGATGAAGGGCGATAAGTGATCGAGTACAAAGAGATCCACTTGCTCCCCGGCCAGGGAGCCTCGGAACAGTTCAGCGTCATGATGCTCACGGTGAACATGCTGTGGAACCGGGTAGCGCGCAGCTCACAGCGTGCCAAGGACTCCATCCCTCCGGACGTTGCCGAGGCTCTCCACGGATGGATGAGTGAGCTTGTTTGTTACCTCGATCGAGCCGACTGGCAGACAGCCCAAGCAGCAGCAGGTGGCCTGCTCCACCAGCTAGAGCACGCGATCTACTTCGTTGACAAGATTGATAGCGGCGGGCCTCGCGGTAACAGTGGTACCGGTGAGAGAATCTCTCCATGGAAACACCCCCGCCGGACCTCCTGAAGTGGGCCGCCATCACGCTCGGCGCCTGCGCGGGGATCTGGCTGGCGGTATGGATCATGGAAGGCTGGCACAGACAAAAGTGGCACTTGATGAGGACACTCTCGAACTCCCCGTTGTCTCCTCCTACTACTCTAACTACCCGGCTCGGCGTGCGCCGTCGAGCGGCCAAGCAGTGGCTACGGTGTCGGTCGCTCTGACCATCGTGCTGGCTCTCCTGGCACTCCTCTGGGCTCTCATGTGAGGATCTGACGTGGCTAGACATTCTCTGTCAACCAGGCACCGTCCCGTGCCCCGGTGGGCTGCCGCGATGCTCGGCGGGCTGGTCGGATTCCTCGCCGCCATGCTCATCCTGAGTGTGCCCATGACTGTCAACCAGTCCGCGAACCCGACCGCCGGGGATGTGGAGTGGGAGTGCACCCTGTCAACCGGTACCTTCCGGATGGTCTTGGAGAACGCGGGAGATGCCCCGCGCAGCTACGCGATCCTGTTGGAGATCTCCTCCGCGCGGAAGGAAGTGCTCAGCTCCCGTGCCGTGCACGTCGTAGACGTAGCAGCTGGAGAGCGTCGCATCGTCACCGAGACCTTGCCGGTCACGACCGGAAACGACTGTGACCTGTGGGTCTGGTAGTAAGATAGAGACATCCTCATACGGAGGGAGGGGAAAAGAGATGCCGAAGTACGACGGTCCTGAAGTTGATGTTGACGTGAGTGGTGTCAACTGGGGCAACCTGCTGATCGGCGCCATCCTCGGTCTGATTGCCGGGGTGCTCCTCGGGGTATTTGTGTTCTAAGTCCCGATAGCGCGCGCTGTGGATCGTGGAGCCGGGCATGAGCCCGGCTCTTTTGCGTGCCCAGAGCGGCTACACTTGAGGGTGCTCCTACGCTGTGGGAGGGAGGGAAACATCATGAGTTACGACTGGGGCGGCGTCTTCATCGGGCTGGTCATTGGCCTTGTCGCTGGCATCCTTCTGGGTGTCTTCGTCTTCTAGTGGATCCTGTGCGCACGGGAGCCGGGCTTAGGCCCGGCTCTTTTTGTGGAGTTCTGGTTGACAGACCCTTATACTCCTCAGATGGTCATACTCCACACCAACATCCGCGTGGGTGACAGGATCCAGGTGCGCGGCCCGAGAGACTGGGAAATCGTCAAGGTCGCTTGGATCTCAGACAACGGGCTGACGTTGTGTGACAACCAGGGGAGATACCACAACACCCTTCAGGTCGCCCTGGTGACCACCGGATTCACTCGCCAGTTGGCCATGATGCACTTCATCGACGGCTCGAAGCTGGCCATCCTGATCCACTCGCTCGGAGTCCAGGAAACCCCTGCCGGCGGCTATGAGCTGGTCTACTGGACCCCGGACGGGCATGAGGAGCAGCGCGTGCCGCGCGACGTCGTACGCTCGATCACATTCGGGGACACACCATGATCTCTGATCCTTTTCAGCAGGGCTACAAAGATGCGATCTACGCGGACCAGGATTGCCTGCAGCACGGATGCGACCCGGACGTGATGATCTATCTTCCGGTGGACCCCGACATGTCAACCACGGACTTCGCTGACTACTCGCAGGGAGCTTACGCCGCGATCGGCTGGGAGCGCGTCGTGGTGATGGACAGGGACCTGGTATGAGTGAGGACACCCCGACCGCCGTTGGTGGCTACTGGGAAGACTGGAGTTCCCCCACCGAAGGGAAGTGGGTCTACACCACGGAGCCGTTCGAAGAGATCGCTGTGATCGAGCTTGGCGGTCCCGGTGGGCGTTGGCGGATCATCATGGAGGACTACAACGATGCTCTCCCCGATGCCATCCCTCCCATGTCAACCGCTGACCTGAAGCGCTTCGCCGAGGGTCTCCACTCGCTGGGGTACTACGGCAACATCCAGTGGTCGCGCGACCAGCGCGAGTCCGGCGCCGGCTACATCTGATGCGCTCCCCCTGGCTCTGGCTGTGGGTTTACCTGATCTTCGTGCTCGTGGTTGTGATCTCCTCTGCTCTTGAGCGCCTGCCGTTCCAGTTGTTCCGGTGACCAAATACACAAACCGTTGCCACTCGTTGACATAGGTTGCTAGTGTTCTACCTATGAAACTACGAAACCTTCTCATGACCCTGCCCCTGATCGTCGGCGCCGGACTGGTGGTTGACAGCGCGCCAGCGGCGGCAGCTGCCAAGCCCCGTGTCGTCTGGGTGTACGTGCAAAACAAGAACACGGTCACCAAATACTGGCCGATCCACCGCGCTCTCAAGTTCGTGGACCAGTACACAGGAACTCAGTTCAAGTACGGGAAGTGCCCGGCCAGCGGCAAGTACAAGTGCATCACGATCAAGGAAGACTGGAAGCTGCCCCCGCTCTATGCCGGCATGGCCAACTTCATAGGACCCTACGTCCAGCTCCCCAACGGAGAAACCGACTGGAGCACCGTCATCCAGCTCCAGCCTCGCGAGCGTGGCCGCTCCTGGTGGATACGTTACGACACCGTGATCCACGAGCTGGGGCACGCGATGGGGATCTACACCCACAACGCAGACTCCTCCCGGACCATGTACTGGATGGTCCGAGACAACAAACCGTCGTTCAGCCCGTCCGAAAAGAGAATCCTGCGCAGGCACTGAGCGGTTGACACAGGAAACCCCCCGGCACACCCGGGGGGTTTCTTCGTGCACTTACGGGTAGGTCGGCTCAGTCGGCTGAACCGGCATCGGCTCGGTCGGCTGCGGCTGCTCCGGCTGCTGCGGCTGAGGAATCTCTTCCTTAACCTCCGTCACGAAAAGCTCGTACGCCTCTTTCAGCGCGTCGAACCTCGCTTTGGCAACCTTCTTGGCCGTGTTCTTGGCGTCGGTCTTGTCCTCGGCATACGCCTCCTTGGCAGCCTCGAACTTAGCCTCCGCCGCTTTCTTCAGCTCCATGAGCTGAGCGATGGCACCCGCCGTGGGCGCCGGCTCCGGGGTGTCCCCGTTCTCATAGTCGCTGTGTGCATGCGTAGCGTCGTTACACATTGATCTTCACCCCCTCTCAGATCACCCCTATAGTGTACGTCACACCCCCTGTGTTGACAGGCGTTGACCCACGAGCTACAGTAGGGATGTACCCACTACTGAGGAGCCGAAAATGATCCGCTGCGCACACTGCAAGGGCCGTCACCAGTACGTTGCCGACGTCCGCTACTGCGCTGACATGGCCGCCCACTGGGCCGAGGTTCAGGCGCAGGAAGAGGCCGACGCCGAGGCTCGGCAGGAGCGCTGGATCGAAGAGGCGGAGTACCGGCTGGCCTACGCCGAGAATGACCGTGAGGTCTGGTAGCCCCCCGTTGACATCCGAGATATAGTCTAGCTATCACCACCACAAGGAGTCGATCATGCAGAACCTCGCTCACGTTTTCATCGAGAAGCCCCAGTCCGAGATCGTGTCAACCATGGTCGCGCTGGCCAACCAGGCCCACGAGACATGGCACCGGGCCAGCCAGGAGGGCGCGGCGCCGTCCTACATCATCGCGCTGCACGCGCGCTATCAGGCATTTCAGATAGCAGCTGAGGTCGCTCAGGGGCTGGAGTCCCGCGCATGAAGAACGACTGCAAGTCCGAACTACCTGCGCCGTTCTACGGGGTCCAGATCCATCACCAGTGCTCGGCCGGAGCAACCGGCCACACGGGCAATCACTACTGCGGGTGCTCGTACGAGTGGAACACCGAACTGATCATCTTGCACGCGCCCGACCAGGCGACTGCCAAACCGAGGACATCGATATGATGCAAGACCCCGTCCACCTGTGGAATCGCCTCTCGCAGGAAGACATCGCGTGTCAACTGGAGCACCTCGCCCGGCAGGCTGAGGCTGTCTGGGAGGAGGCTGTCAACCAGGAAGGCATGGCTCCCACCATCCTCGCTGCAATGCGGGTACGTGCGCACGAGACCAGGCAGGCTGCGCTGATCGCTGCCGGCCGGAACAACATCATGTTGGACGTGATCCAGAGGACGGTGACCCGGGAGTGGGAAAAGGCATGAGGCGCCGGCTGGCTGACGATAGTGGCGCTTCTCTCATTATGGCGCTGATCTTCATCGTGGTCGTGGCCGTGGTGATGGGCGCTGTGCTTACCCTCACAGACGCGAACCTGCGCAACACCACAGCTCTGAGGGACCGAGCCGGCAAGGACTACGGCGCTGATGGCGCTGCCAAGATCGCGATCAAGCAGCTGGAGAATGACCACTACCTTGGAGGCGACTGCCCCGCGCTGAACGTCCAGGCTGGCTACGCGGTCCAGTGTGTGGCCGATGAGGGCAACTCCACCGTGGGGGACATCAACTCTGTCAACCGGCAGGCAACCGCGCTGCTCGCAATGGCTCCGGCCGGACAGGGCCTCTACTTCAACATTCAGGGCAACCCAGCTACACAGTCGATCAAGGTCAAGGGTGGGCTGTTCTCGCACTCTGACTTCGTGGTTGATCACGGCTGGCTGGATTCTCTCGGCCCGGTGACCGCGCGGGGTGACTGCCTGCTGCTGAACGACACGGCCAGGCTCACGTCTTCTAAGCAGGACTGCAAGATCATGACGGCTGTCAACCGGCTGGGCAAGGATCCGAACTATTCCGTTCCGGCCGTGACCGGGGATGCCACTGTGCAGCCATGCACCAAGACCAAGAAGACCCCCTACGTGGTGACGCCCGGCATTCTCGACGCTGCCGACATGATCGTGCTGAACAAGCTGACCTCAAACCACGACGACTGCAAGGATGTGGTGATCTGGCTCAAACCAGGTGATTACCAGTTCAACGCGGTGTGGGAGATCAAGTCTGGCAAGGTGATTGGTGGAGGCAGCGGCGCGCCGCCGGACACTGTGGACCCCGAGAAGCAGGGATACTGCCCCGCTCCCATCCCGCTGGAGGGCCAGGAAGATACGTGGACCCCGCCGGCTGCCGACCTCGGAGTGACGATCACGTTCGGCCCATCCGCGCAGCTGTCAATGGTGCCTACGCCGACCAAGGTCACTCCCTCCATGGAGCTGTGCGGCGACTACGAGAAGAACAAGCCGCCGATCGTGTTCTATGGCAGGGCCGCTGCGCCAGATACTCTGGCCATCAAGACAGACGCTAACGCCGACTTCCGGCTGTACGTCCAGGGAACCACGTACCTGCCAACATCTGTGATTGACCTTCACCTTAAGAAGGACGTGCTTCCGTTCTTCCGCTCTGGCATCACGTCCTACCGGTTCCGTGTAGACGGGGTTGGCAACGCCAGCTCGGTCACGCCGCTGGTGGAGACTCCGGACGCTGAGGGCACCAGCAACTCCGGCATGGTGTGGCTGGAGGTCCGTAGCACGGATGACAACACCGTTCGGCTGCGGGCCAAGGTGTACTTCTACATGGCCAAGCAGACCGAGGATGAGCCGCCGGTTCCGATTGACCCGCCCCAGTACGCCAGCAAGGTTGTCAGCTGGGCCACGCAACGATAGGCACACAGCAAGAAGCCCCCGGGTATTACTTCCCCGGGGGCTTCTTTGGTGTTTGCTCAACTTCACCACGCTGGGAGGATCCATGCCACCTCCTGCTCCCATCACTGTAGCTTGCCAGGTATCTAGTTTGCAAGTGTTGACATCCTGCGTACTACCGGCTAGGTTGGTCCTACACGCGGTGCTTGACCGCCTCACACCACTGGAGTATTCATGCGTACCCGTCTCATGAAGCGCTACGCCGACCTTCGCAAGAAGGAAGACGGCTTCACCCTGATCGAGCTGCTGATCGTGATCGTCATCCTCGGCGTGCTGGCCGGCGTCGTCGTCTTCGCCGTCTCCGGCATCAACAACAAGGGCGAGGTCGCAGCCTGCAAGGCCGAGGCTAAGACCATTGAGGTTGCCTCCGAGGCTTACTATGCGCAGAAGGGCACCTACGCCGCTGCCGTCTTTGGCGCTGCCCCCATCAACAGCCTTGAGGCTGCCGGCCTGCTTCACGCCGACACGCTAGACCCCAAGATCACGTACACCGCTGGAGTCGTGACCAACACCTGCGGATAAGCAACAAGCAAAGGGCCGGACACCCGGGTGGGGTGTCCGGCCCTTCTGTGTTGCCTAGAACTTGTCCCGGAACTTCAGGATGATGCCATTGCTCAGGGTGTCTGCCAGGTGAGCGATGTGATTCTGCGAAGCGTCGTAAGCCGTGAGGCTGTCCCCGAACCGCTTCTGCAGCTCGAACGTGATCTCAGAAATCAGCTGGCTGAGGTGGATCTGCATCGCGTCCCGCATGGCCTGTTGTGGCCAGTGCACCGGGTCCGCGTTGCTCAGGAAGTCCGCGATCTGGTTTCCGTTGATCCGCCACGCGGTAACGGCTGCCGAGAGCGCTCCCTGGTTGTTGGCCTTGGCTGCTGTCAGCACAGCTACCGCTCCCGCGATGTGCGCCTTCAGGAGCCCTGTCAACCGGGCTCCGTTCGTCTCCCCGTAGTAGGGGTTGATCGAACCGCCGATGTCCTCCTGGTTGCGCAGGAGCCGAGACGCCGTAGCGTTGAACCGCTCGTTCGGCTGAGGCTCAGCGATGAACTCCACAATGGCCAGTCGCGTGTACGCGACGTGCTCGAACCACAGCTGCCGCATCTTGTCGTGGAACACTCCCTCGGCCAGCGTCGCTGGAGGAGCCACTCGTGTGGGGGTTACAGCAACGGTGGGGGTCGGAGTCGGATTCGCTTTCGTGCAAGCGGCCATGGTCAGCGCGAGGCTAGCCACCACGAAAAGCGAGAGAATTTTTCTCATTGTCTGCCCTTTCGTCCGGGTTGCTGGAGCGTAACACGTGGTCTGGGTCACAAAGAAGGCCCGTTTGTTGACACCCGTTGACAGACGAGCTAGTGTTTGTCATGTGAGCGGGAAACACCGCTCCTCCCCTTCTCCCTTAAGGAGGTGGTCATCATGACCGCCATCAACACCCTCCCCACCACCAACCTCCACTACACCTACAAGACCGTGGGCCAGCTCATCCTGGTCAACGTCGGAGACCTCAACGTGGGGCACATCGCGTGCTACCCAGAGGGCTTCAAGCTCTACTTCGCCGGGCAGGACGAGCCGGCCGGTGGCGGCGAGCTGCTGCCGACCCTGGCGGCGTGCGAGCACGTGCTCGGCCAGGCTGCGCTGCTGGCTCTGAAGGCCAAGCTGGGGGCGTGACCCCCACGGGGGCGGCGAAAGCCGCCCCAAGAATTCCTCAGACGCTCCGCTGCGGAGCCGATAGGTCAGTTGTGAGCGAGGGAAAAGCCCCGCTCCCCCAAACAAAGGAGGCCCATCATGGCCAGCAAGACCATCATCTCCAGCAAGGCCAACTACGCGGCGCAGGACGCGGCTGCAGCTGCGGTTCCGGCCGGCTCGCTGGTCAAGTACAGCTACCCATTCGGCGGCAAGATCTTCTTCGCCACCGGCAAGGTGGTCAAGGCTGAGGGCAGCCAGCTGCACGTCGAGATCCTGTCTCACGATGAGTTCCCGGAGTACGTAGGGAAGACCATGTCCTGGTCCGTCTGCTGGTGCTCCAAGGTCTGAGCCCCCACGGGGGAGCCGCCAGGCTCCCCCTCCACCCCTCCCGAGAGGAACCGCTATGCAGATCCAGGTCACCGCCTACCCGAGCGTCAAGGTCCAGCTGGAGGGCAAGGAATGCACCGTCCCCGCGTGGATCGCCAACTACGCCAGTGGCAACCCCAACGCTCGGGAGACCCTGGTCAAGAACACCCCGGAAGGCCCGATGATCGTGGACGTTCGGGTAATTTCCACCCTGGCCGACTACAAGGAGCACACCACCTTGACCAGCAAGGACATCCTGGCCGCGATAGAGATCACTTACGGCAAGCAGCCCACCAAGGCTCGGCGCGCGGAGCTGGCCAAGTTGGGTGAGCTGCTCCGGGATGCTCTCAACGCCGAGGAAGAGGGCCAGTGACCTGCCGCCACTGTGGGGCCGCGCTCACGTACGAGCGCGGCCGGGAGGTCTACCTGGCCGCCGGGTCGATGCTGTGCACCCCGGCCGCTCGTGGAGCCCGCTGTGCTTTCGAGTCCTACCGAGCGGTTGACATCAACCCGCTGGAGCTGAAGTTCCACGATGGCTCGTGCAACTGCCAGGCCAGCATCCTGCACGTCCCGACCTTCTGAGGAGCCCCCCAGATGACCGCCCCTACGCCCACCCTGCCGTACCTCCGGCCACGTTCGAACGGCCACATCCTCCACATCCCGGTTGACATGGAAGCTTCCGGCTGGCAGCCAGCCCTGTGCGGCACGCTCGGCCGGGAGCCGGACGTCTACCGCCGCGTCGACAAGATCTGCCGGATCTGCACTAGTCGCCTGGTCAACGGCAATGTGAGCCACGCCACTGTCTAGTGGTTGGCATCCGTTGACACGGGCTGCTACAGTTCAGAGGTAAGCGAGAGTCACCACCAAGAGGAGCCATCATGACCACCACCGCCGCGATCATCCGGGAGTTCGCCACCGTCAAGGCCAACCGGGCGGAAGCCTTCTCCCAGACCGACTTCGTGACCGAGGGTCTTCAGGAGCGGCTGGTCAACTTCGTGAACAGTGCAGCGATCTGGGCCAGCAGCCCGCGCTCCGTGCACGTCCGGGGCAACGTCGGCCCAGACACCTACATCCTGGCCGAGCTGCTCGATCACGCCGCTGGCAACGCGGGCATGGTCTCCGGTCTGATCACCACCGATGACGCCGCCGGGCTGGTCACTCTGAGCTGGTGACGCAGGCCACACGGGAAGGGCTAAGGCCCTTCCCGGACCGGACGATAGGAATCATGTGAGCGGGGGAAAAGCCCCCGCCCCCGAGGCCCCAGGAGGCCGCCATGAACACCACTGCCGCGCTTGAGGCCGAGGCCGCGAAGTACAAGAGCGAGATCGCCAAGATCTTCGAGGTTCAGCGGTTCGTGGCTGCCAAGCAGCCGATCCCAATGCAGCTGGCAGCTGCCGCGCGGGTGTTGGCCAACAGGGGCCACCTGCGCTGGTCGGACCGGGCCGGCCGGTGGATGTTCACCCCGGAGGGCCAGAAGTTCGCGGCGCAGAGTCGGAAGTACGGCCGGCGGCTCGGCCACTAGAAAAACTTTCCGGGGGAATCCTCAGGTGGTTCCCCCGGGTACCGATAGGAATCATGTAGCGCGGGGAATGGCCCCGCCACCGAGGCCCCTTGGAGGAGCCATGAACGTCAAGCCCATCAGCGCCAACAACGTCGCTTTCTACAAGTACGGCAAGGTCATCGCCGTTGCCAGCCCAGAGCGGGGCGGCTGGAAGCTGGTTGACATGTACGGCGAGGCCGTGGGTGGTGGCGAGCCGCTGCCGAGCCTGGGGGCGGCCGAGGCCGTCGTCCTCTCGAAGACCTATCAGGAGTACGTAGACAAGGCCCACGCCATGGCCGGCTGAGCAGACAAACTGGCGGCGCCGTCCCGGGAGGGGCGGCGCGGCCTTTTTGCATTTACAGAACCCCGATGAGCAGAAGAACTACCAGGACGACCAAGATCACGCCGAGGATCCACATGTAAATCACCCCCTCCTAATCAGGGACGATCTCCCCATCCACAATATCGGTATCCGCCGGCTGCGGCGCCGCCGGCTCGTGCGGCCGAGCTGCGATCTGTGTCAACCGGTCCCGCAGGGCCGCGATAGCTCCGTCGTTCTGTGGGCCGCTGTCGTCGGCGTTGTCAACCGGTGCCGCTAGGCGAACCGCCACGTCCACCCGCGCGGGCAGGCCCACGCGGTCCAGGACGGCCGTAGCGGCATTCACCCGGGCCAGGTCATTGCGGCCGTTCTGCATCACGTCTGTGAGCGTGTCAACCGACAGGCTCGCGGCGCTGGCCAGGCCGAGCCAGGTTTCGCGCACGAGCGCGACCGCCTCGGAGAAGTTCGTCGGGCGGTCTGGCAGATTGGCGCTGGTCTCCATCACTCCAGCATATCGCCTGTACGCTGTGGGCCATGAATAGACGTTCTGTACTTCGTGCCGGAATCCTGCTCCCCGTCGCCTCAGCTCTCGGCTCCGGCATGGCGGCTACGTCGTGCTCGCCGGTCGGGGGCAAGGTCACTGTCAACTGGCACCTGCCAAACTCAATCGTCGAGGTCCGCCACCCCGCGCAGGAGGTGTTCCCCCGGCTCCGGGAGATCTCCGCAGAGAACAAACGCGGGTTTGAGCGGGTGCGCTTCTGGTTTGACACGCGCATCCCGACCTACAACTGGGAGTACGTGCCGGCCAACGGCATCGTCGGGCCGGGCACGGGCGAGCCGGTCCCGATCGAGGGCCAGCAGTTCCTCCGCGTGCAGTTCGTGGAGTCCCTGGCCCACACGGATGAGGGAGCGCCTTCCATCACCAGCGCTCCCGGCCGGCCGCTGTTCGGGTTTGATCTTCTTCAGGACTGGGTGCTCGCCGGGGACTTCGAAGCTCAGGTAGATCTTGGCATCGGGCTCCGCTCGGCTGCCCCGCTGGAGGTCCGAACCGTGGAGGGCGAAGATCGCGGCCTGAAGTGGGTGGCTTTCGACTTCCGCGCCTAGTCCCGCCAGTGCGTGTCAACCGCGTCTGTGATCTCCTGCCAGCACCTGATCAACTCGTCGTTCGTGATCACTGTCTTGTGGCCAGCCGACACGATGACAGCCGCGCTTGCCGCCTTCACGCTGAACTCGTTGAGTAGCGCGATGAACTCCGTCTTGGTCATTCCGCGAGACTAGCACGCGCTCGGCTGTGTGGTTGACACGTGTTGGCAAGACTGCTACTATAGGTTTATGACCAAGACAGAGATCGACGAGCAGCGGGACGAGATCCTCCGGGACGCGCTGGATCAGTACGTGACCAACATCGACCTAGAAGATGAAGAGACTTCGCTGGCCGACCGCGTGAGGTACAACGTCGCCTCCGCCATGCTGGACGAGCTGAACAACGCTTTCGTGGTCAGGATGGGCGCGCTGTGAACGAGCTACTTCTCCGGTCCGTGAGCGGCAACCGGACCCACATCTACTCCCGCGAGACGGGCACGCGGTTCGGCCGCCGCTACATCGCGGTGTGCGGCGCCGCGATGTTCTCGTTGGCGGCAACCGGCCCGGTGGCAGACTGCCCCCGGTGCCTGGCAAAGAAGGGCGCAGCATGAACTACGCGATGTCGTCGACCGGGCTTTTCCACCTGGTTGACAAGGGAGCAGCGGCAACCCTGTGCGGCTCGGCCGTGGTGTGGGAGGTCTCGCAGATCAAGCACGAGACGGACGCCGTCGTGTCGGAGCGCCACCCGATCCAGGATGAACAGGCGCTGGACTGGCTGGCCGAGCACCCCTGGGATCTGTGCCGCACCTGCAAGGCGGCGGCGCCGTGAGCGGGCTGGTGCACGTCGACTACCCGCACGAGCCGGGATATCTCTACGACTGTCCCGCGTGCGAGCGGGAGTGCAACTGTCCGGTGATGCAAGACGACATGATCTGTCTACACTGCTCTATCATCGTTATCCGCGAGATGGGGATGGCCAGCAATGACTAACGGCTACAGCTACGCGATGTCCGGCACCGGGCTGTTCCACCACCTGGTGTTCCCGGACCGAACCCGTTGCGGCATCCGCCGGGTGGGGGACGTTCCTCAGCAGACCTCAGACGAGCAGGCCAACAGTTGGCTTGCGCGCTACCCGCACGATCTGTGTCTGGCGTGCAAGAGGCTGGCCCGGGAACAGGGTGTGGCATGACCAACCTCTACGAAACCCTGCACCTGCGCTACGAACGCGGGTCATTCGTGGCAACCGTGCACAGGAAGATGACCGGCCGCCGGCCGTACTTTATCGAGGTGGTTGACACGGGCACGGGAGACAAGAGCGTGTACGCGACAGACCTCAGTCGGGACGGCATGCGTATGGCCGTGGCCCGGATGCGGGCCGCCGGCTGGCGTTGGGCGCCGTCCGTTGGGCCGTGGTCGGGATGACACACGTGCCGCCGGCCGCTGAGCTGCTGGCCGAGAACGTCAAGCTCCAGCAGGAGTTGCTCCGGGCACAGCAGGAGCTGCTCCGGGCACACGGGCTGCTCCGGCGGTTCGCCTCGGGGAACTACAACTTCCGCGCGTTGCGTCAGCTGTGCGAGGAAGCAGAATCGCTGGTGTCCGGGGCCGGGGCTTGGGTCTACGGCGCCGGCAACTCGTACGCCGATCTCGATGAACGGGTGGGTGTCAACCGGCAGGTCGTTGTCAACCAGGACGGGAAACCGAGCGTGTTGCATACGCCCAAGAATCCTGTCGAGGGCTGTCGGGGTTGCCGGGAGAACGGGTGGGCGGGGGCTTAGAATGCCGGCATGAAACGCTCACTTGCGGTTATCGCGTCCGTAATCCTCCTACTTCTTGCTTTCGCTGTGCCGGCCGCTGGGGGCGGGCGCGTCGTCTGCCCTGGTGCCGCCGGCTTCCCGTCGTCCTCGCTCGCTAAGACGGGGGTGGGGGAGTCGTCGGCCCAGCTCGTGTCCGTGGTCGCTTCTCACGGGACGTGTTGGGACAGGATCACCTTCACATTTTCGGGTCCTGTGGTTCGCGGCTACCGCGTCGCCTACGAGACCGCCTTCACTCAGGGCCGTGGACTGCCGATGAACGGGTTTGTCGGGGGCGGGGAGCGGCTCAACGTCGTCCTGAACGGCCATGCCACGACCAACTACGCGATTCCGGTTGGTTCGCACGCCGCGTTCGGGCCGTCCTTGACCTTCCGCACGTTCCGGGACGGCATGTACGGCGGGACGTTCGAGGGCCGCACCACGTTCTGCGTCGGGGTACGCGCGCGACTGCCCATGCGGGTGATCGTGGCCACCTCGCCGCCCCGGATCATCGTGGATGTGCTGCACCTCTGGCCGTAGGTGTGGGTTGCGGGTTGTTGACACCCTGTGTATACTTCAACATGTGCCGGCAAGTAGCTGGACAAATTTCCTGACTAGACGGGAAGCAGTAAATGGAATTCTCATACGACATGTGTAAGCCCATGGGTGTCAGCAACCACTACATGGACGTTCAGCTCCGGTACCTCACGGTGGCCCCCTTGCAGTGGGCACGTGAGTTGATGGTCAACTCCCACCAGGCCGGCGCCAAGGAGATCAAGTTCACCACGGAGTGGGTCGGCGCCAAGGAGCAGGGTATCCACCGCCGCGTTGTGGTCGATGACGGCCGTGGCATGACCGGCGAGGAGCTGGTGAACTTCTTCAACTCCTGGGGCAACAGCGGCCAGCAGATCGGCGGCACCTTCGGCAACTTCGGTATCGGCGCTAAGCTCTCGCTGCTGCCGTGGAACAAGTACGGCCTGATCGTGATCTCCCGGTCCGAGTTGACTCCGGATGAGACCAACATGATCTGGTTGTTCTTCCAGGAGGGCACTGACAAGCACGAACCTCGGTTCGGCGTCCGTCTCTTGAACCAGAGCGTCACTGAGGCTCCCGACATGGTTGACACCATCAACTTGGATGAGTGGGAGGACTACCCTGCTACTCCTCTCAACGGCCTTGACATGGTGTCGGTGGCCAAGTCCGCTCTAGGTACCCGTCCGCACGGGACCGCCGTTCTGATGCTCGGAGGTTCGCCTGATGAGCACACCATCAAGGGCGACCCGACGCGCGACGCGGAGAGCAGCAAGTATGCCATCGAGCAGTATTTCTCGAACCGCTTCATGAACCAGTTCCCGAACCTGAAAGTCTCGGTCGGAACGTACGCTGCCTACACCATCGGGACGGGCGACAACAAGCGGTACAACGTAGCTGGCTGGCCTACGTCTCCGTCCTCTGATCTCTACAACGAGCGGTACAACCTGGCTTCCCTGGCTGAGGCCATCGAGAAGTCCGGCGGGAAATCCAGCAAGAATCCAGACCGGGAGATCGTGTCCGGCGAGATGATCATCCCGCGCGGCGGGAACATCCGGTTGGGAGCCAAGATCCGTTGGTACATGTCAACCGGCTCTGAGGTCGGCAGTGCCTCTGGCCAGCACGACTCCGGCCAGCGCGGCGACATGGTCGGTCTCCCGATCACGGCCACGATCTTTGAGGACAAGCAGGGTCTGCCCGGAGTCGTTGAGGTGTTCAACCTTGAGGCTCGCGGCGCGGTCGGGTCCGGCAACACTGCCAAGTCCGTGGCGGAGAAAGCGATGACCCGCTGGATCCCGCTGAAGGATGTGGGCAAGCGGTGCGCCATCATCGTGGAGCCGCTTCAGGATGAGGACGCGACGGTTTTCGTGGAGCACACGCGCCGTTACCTCAACTACTCCGTTGGTGGATCCTCCGAGCACATGCCGATGACTGACTGGATCAGCTACTGGCGTGAGAACATGCCTGAGCCGATCCGCCAGGCCATCAAGGAGTTCTACAGCAAGGCGGCCGGGGAGTCTTCCCCCGAGATCGATCACGTCGCGCTGAGTCTGGATTACCTGCCGTACCTCAAGGCGGAGGGCTTCCGCTGGAAGCCGACCAGCAGCAGCACCGCTGTGTCGATGACGGCCGACGTCATCCCCCATGGCAAGCGCAAGGCCCCGGCGGCTGAGCCTAAGTCCGTTGTGGACCCTGAGCGCATCCTCCGGACCCGCAAGGACAACGAGAGCCAGGGCGACAACAAGGCTGAGCTGAAGCGCGCAACCGGTGGCCTGGTTCAGGTGGATATCCTCCCGCGTGGTGTCGGAGAATGGGCAGTCACCTACGATGATGTCAACGGTGTAGCTCTGGTCAACTCCGACTCCCGGTCCTACCAGCGGCTGTGGAATCGGATGGTCAACAAGCTGGAAGCGCAGGGCAAGATCTGCGGGGACGACGACGACAAGCTGCCCCTTGTCCGGATGGGCATGAATCAGGCTGTCATGACCCACATCACCCTGGCCGTGACCGAGATCCTGATGTCGGCTAAGGAACGCCCGGAGGACAAAGACGATATTCTTTCGTCCGCCGCCCTCTCCAACTGCTTCAAGGGGATCCGTGCAATAGAGGAGCTGGCCTCCGGCTACGTCGGGCACCGCCTGGCGGGTCGCGGGCTCAAGGCTAAGGCGGGTGGCAAGTCATGACCACAGAAAAGAGCCGCGAGGTTCGCATACGCAGGCAGCTGGCCAAGCAGGGCGAGGCGATACTGAGGAAGATCCGCACCGACAGCCGTTGGTACCACCAGTACGGCCCGTACATGATCGTGGACGACAGCAACTTTGTCATCCACAAAGGTCTTGACCTTGATCAGGCTGAAGCTATAGCTGCTGCTGCCAAGGCCGACCGCTCCTGATGAGTAGCGGCAAGTACGACCCCGTCAACCCTGTAGCGTTCGGCGCCCCTGTGCGGGCGCCGAACGCCGGGGTTGGTGGCGCAGATGGAGATCCGCTGGTGCTGTCCGCCGTGGTCGGCGCTAATCATGACCTGGTCTCCGAGGTGATGCGCCTGTGGGTGCGCCCGGGGGACTTCGTGGTTGACATGACCTGGGGGCAGGGCGCGTTCTGGTCGGGTAACCCCAAACAGCCCGACATCCGAATGGACATCGCTCCTACGGCCGCGCAGCTCGCAGACGGCGTGCTCGCCCGGGACTGTCGTGCTACCGGGTTGGCTTCCCGCTCAGCAGACGTCGTGGCGTTCGATCCGCCCTACCGTGCCTCGCATGGCGGGTCGCTCGGTCAGGGCGCCTACTCCGGCTACCGGCTCGGCGGCTCTCTGGACTCAATCAACGACGTGCTGGACCTCTACCGCCTTGGAATCAAGGAAGGCGCCCGCCTGCTGCGCCCGGGGGGCCGGCTGTTGGTCAAGTGCCAGGACCTCACCTACTCCAGCTCGCTGCACCTGGTGCACCTCGACATCCTGCGCTACATGGTTGACGCCGGTCTGGAGCTGGCCGACATGTTCGTGCTGGTGAACCTGTCCCGCCTCGGCCACAACACGCGGGCTGTCAACCAGGGGCACGCGCGACGTAACCACTCCTACATGCTGGTGGGGGCCAAGCTCTCGGGTCGGGGGTCGGATGAGGCCCAGCTGCTGAAGCTGGTCCGCAAGGTCGGGCTCAGTACGCTGCTGGAGATGCTGGACGCGGACGCGGCCCTATAGGGGGGTATCGAGAGCGGCGCTTAGGCATTTGCGGGGGTCGATGGGCACGGGAATGTCGTGAGACGGGAATGGTGGCCCGGCGACCTGGGGGGTAGGCCGCCTTCCATTCCAAAACGAGAGCGCCTCCGGCGCTCTCGTTTTGGTTGTGGCCCAGCTCACAAAAATCAGGGCCAAGGCGAGGCCCTTTTCGTTGACATGTGTTGAGATTGCAGCTAGGCTAGGGACATCAGGCAGGACAAGCACTCAAGAGAAAGAGGCTCAGAGATGCAAGAGCACAAGCAACTAGACGAGATGACAGAGAAGCAGGAAGCTTATCTCAATGCCCTGCTTGCATCTCGCGTCTGCCCCTCGCAGGTTCAGGGAGAGCACGACTTCCTCAAGGCCCTGTCTGTCAAGCCTGACAAGCAGACTGCCACGCGCTGGATCAGTGCCCTTGCCTCTGCTCCCTACGTGCCCAAGGCTTACGGTGCACAGGCTGCAGCTCCTGCCCCTGCTCCTGCCCCTGCTCCTGTGTCAACCTACGTCCCGGCCAGTGTGTCCGGCGGCGCGCACGTCACCGTAAAGCCTTACGGTGCAGACCTCCCCGCCGTTACGGTGCAGCCCGCTGCCCCCGTTAGCAAGTGGGCGCAGTTCGAGGCCCTGCCGCTGGGGTACTACACCGTAAGCGGTTCGTACTACAGCTACGGTGACACAGGCGTTGCGGTGTACCTGGTCAGCATGCAGAAGAAAAAATACGGTGCACCCCGCAAGATCGTGCGGCGGTTGTGGCGCTCGTACGAAGGCAAGCCCAAGTGGCAGACCCTGAGCTACGTGAGCGGCCTTCAGGCTATCGGTGCACAGTCGCCGGTTGACATCGCCACCGTAGCCAAGCTGGGGCTGAACTTTGGCTTCTGCTGCTGCTGCCTCCGGACCCTGACCGACCCGTTCTCGGTTGCCAACGGTATCGGCCCGGTGTGCGCCAAGACCTGGGGTTACACCCCGGCCACGGCGCTTACGACCCCCGAGTGGACTATCTAGCAGGTACGGGGTGTGGCCCACGCCACACCCCTGCCGTTGGCACTCGTTGACATACGGTGCTATGGTTACAGAGTAAGAGCGGCCACCACAACGGGGAGTCATCATGAGCTACGCAGTCGGGGACATCATCAAGTACAAGACCTTCGGCGGGTACGAGACCCGGACCGTGCGGGTCACCGCCAAGTACGACGACGTGAAGAACGGCCGGCCGGGATTCGACGGCATGGCCGGGGAGCAGCCCGTGTGGGGTTACGACGACCAGATCGTAATGCCTGAGCGGTACCGCTTCTAAGTCCCGGTTGACAGGCCGCCCCACGGGGGCGGCCTTTTTTGTGGCCCACGCCACACTCCCCGTGTTGGCATCCGTTGACAAGAGCAGCTAGACTAGAGATGCGCGGCCGGCCGGTCGCCCCTCCCGGAAGGAGCCCGTCATGAAGAACCACCTCGCAGAGACCACCGCCGCCACCGTGTGGCGCAACGGGGACCGTGCCGAGGCCCTGGCCACCCTCCGCCGGTGCGGCTACCACGAAGGCGCCGTGTGGCAGTGGCTCACCGGCCGGATGGGGTTCGGCTCGGCCATGGCAGTCACTCTGGCCGCCCGGTACGGCGCGTGAGCGGCCCGCTCCCGGCCCCACCGGCTGCCGCCCGCCCGCCACACGCAGGAAGGTTCGCCCCAAACGTGAACAACGCGGCAATAGAGGCCCTTTTCCGACGCTCGCCCGTCCCGCTGGAGGAGCCCGCCCGCCGCGCAGCTCGTACGGCCGCCCGCAGTGGCGTTGAAATAGCGCCGCTAGTGGCACTCAGCGCCACGCTGGCGCTCTCACGCGGCTCGCGGGTAGTCCAGCTGGGGGATTGGGACCACGCTGTGGTCACGAGCCTTCTCCGCCGCCTCGATTGGGGCACTGGCAACCCTCGCAGTGGACCTGAGCGGCAGGATCCAGCGGCGCGATGAGCGCCTGAATCAGCCGCAACGCACCCGGACCCGTCCGAACCCCCTTGATCAGCGTGTCCGCCGCGTCCGAGAGGCCGCGAGCGAGCTTGTCAACCGCCTGTTGCCCGATTGGGGACGCGATCGCCTCGGTAACCAGGTCCTTCGCCGGCATGATCGGCGGTTTCTCCAGCTGGAGTGGCTCGGTTCGGATGATCTTGCGGCGATTTGGGCTGTGAGCGGCGCAAAGTCCCGTCTGTCCTATTGCTATACCGGCGCACTCAGCCCGACCACCACGTTGCCCCGTGCACCCGTTCGGTCCCACGACCCACGCACCAATGCCCGACAGTGACGCCAATGTACGATATTACCGAATCCTACCCACATGCTCCCAGACCCAGACCCCCATCCTACCAAGATCACTCCCAGTGCTCCCGATACCTGGCCCGTCCTGCCACCGGCTCCACGGTCTCCACGAGATCCCACGCCCCGTTGGCCCGGTCCCACCGAACCCGGTACCGACGCCCGGTCACCCAGGCCCGCCGCGAAGCCTCCGCGACCGCATCCTCGAACGTCATGAACCAAGCCATGATCCACTCCCAAATCACGTGTCTAACGTCTAACACTGTCTAACAGTAGCGGCTCCCCCCGTCTACATCCCTATATACGGAAGGGTCAAATAACATTTATTAAGATTAATATACGCTGGTCACCCCCCTTTATTGATGATCAAGGATTAATCACCGGTTCATTTTGATCTTGCCATTTTGACAGGCCCCCGACGTTAGACGGTTAGACGTTAGACGCAACACCCATCAATGTCCCGTGCCCTCCGGCAGGCCATACCGGACCGCGCCGCCGTCTTCTTGGATCTTGACAAGCCACTTCTCCCGCAGCGCATGCAACAGCGCCGGCTCCACGAACGTCGACCCGTCCCGGCCCAGGCCCTTCTGTAGGTCGCGCCGCGTGCACGGCCCTTTCCGGCCGACCAGAGCCACCAGACGCTGCGCGCAGCTGGTTACCTTGTTCGGAGCCTGCTTGACCGCCACGTGTGCCGCCACGGCCCTGTCTGCGAACTCCTGTTTCTTCTCGTCAGACTCTTGGATCTTGTACTGACTGGCCAGGTGGAGCAGATCGTCGCGATCCTGACACGAGACCGACCACACCAGCTTGGCCAGCTCCCAGTCTTCAGCTCCCACATGCTCCCGGCCGACCGCGAGCACCATGACCACCGCGATCTTGCAGAGCGTGACCATCTTGTGCGAGTCGAAGTCGGAGACCGAGCCCGAGCCCATGTCAACCGCCCGGCCGCGCTCTGCCCGCAGCTTCTCCTGCCGCCACTCACGCAGCTCCCGCGTGATCTCCTCCGCGAACGTGACTATCCCCGGACAGTTGGCCGGGCCGCCCTCCAGATCTATGAACCCCTCGCCCGGCCAGTTCGGCAGGTCCCCAAGCGCAGGGGCGAACGGGTTGTTGACCCACCCGTACAGGAAGCGCTGAGGCGTACCCAGCCCCACCTCAGCCGCTAGATGCCGGGCCACGTGGGGTTGGAGGTAGAGCACCAGGCCGGTATGCAGCATGCCGGCCGGCACCAGCCGCGTTGTGTCCTGACTAGCGTTGGCCTGACCTATCGTCGACCCCGACCAGGCCGCCCGGAGGTAGGCCATAGTCGTGGACGCTTTGCGCTCTTGTGCCTTGAAGATCGCTTCTGCCTCATCTGAGTTGAAAAAGACGTTATAGCGAACCTGCTCACGCACCACCTTCGCCGGAGCCCCCGCGCCGGCCGCGATCTCCCGCTTGCCCATGACTGACTCGGCCACGCCTTCCCCGGAACCCAGGCCGATGCCGTCGTAGAAAGCGCCCTCCGCACGCAGCCGAGCAGGGGTCTTGATCAACCCACGGGCCACGTTGTAGAGGATCGACTTGCCGTCTGCCGAGTCCCCCGCCAGCACCACGAACAGGTTAGGCGTACCAATGCCACCGAACCCCGAGCGGAACTTACGTTCGTGATGGATCATGCTGGAGAGCCGAGCCAGCTGGAACAGGAAGGTTGCCTTAGGCCCAGCCATCTCAGCCTCAGCTGCCTGTTTGACCTTGGCCCAGATCTCATGCGAGCGCCACACCGGCTCCAGTGGATCTTGTGACACCCAGCTAGGCGGAGATTCTCCCGGAGGACCCACGGGAGGACCGGTTGACACGGCCACCTGCTGCCCGGCCGGCTCCACGACCACGGCCGTGACCACCTGAGCCGCGAGCTTCTTCTGCTCCAGCTGCTCCAGCTTCTCCCGGACCTTGGCCACGGCCGGCACAGCTGGAGACAGTTCGTCATCCTCCAGCAGCACATCCTCGCCCAGAGACTCGTACAGCGCCTCCGGCACATCACAAGGATCCGACTCCTCACCGGCCGCCTCCAGTGCCTCATGCAGCGGCCTCCCGAGAGACCGGCCGAACTCCGCCACGACCCCGCGACTCTCGCCGGCCATGACCAGCTGCCACTCCGCGTACAGCGTCGAGAGCGCCTCGTGCAGACCGGGATGCCCTTCCTTCCTGAGCCTGCAGAGGTTGAGCTGCGCAGCGATCATGGTGTCGTGCCGCGTGCCGCCGTGTGCGGCGCCGAGCTTGTCCAGCCACACCCCGAGCGCGGTTGACATGCGATGGCAGGGACCCTCACCGTCCCCGCCACCAGCGAGCCACGCGAGCCCGTCCTCTGCGCCGGCCCAGTCCTGAGCGTCCGAGGCTGTCTGGCCATGCAGTGCCATGTAAGTCAACAGCTTGACCCGGACGGCCGCCGGCAGCACGGGTATGTCAACCACGCGCGGGATGCCCACGACCGAGTTGCCCTGCAGCCACTGGTAAGGATTGCCTAACCCCGGGTGAACCGAAGGCCCTACCATCGCGTACCTGTGATGCCGCTGAATGACCTCCACGCCCGAGCCAGGCCCGAAGTTGGTAGGCCACCGCGCCGGCTCGGCCAGCCGGTAGAGGTAGATCCCAGAGAGCGAGTCCCACCCACGGGCGGAAGTCCGGAACGTCTCCGGCAGCCACGCGCCGTCTAACGCTTCCTCTATCGTCTCGGCCCCACGCTTCGCGTCGTAGGCGTCCACGTCTATGCCGATCACGTCCGGACCCAGCCGAACGGCCACGTTGTAGGGAGCGCCCCAGTATTCCTCTCGCAGGACCTTGGCCACGTACTTGTCTACGTAGGAGCCATCGTTGCCGGTCAGATCAGCAGGTACGCCCGTCTTGCCGTCCAGCACAGGGATAGGTGACCACCCGCGCGCAGCATAGGTAAGAGCGACATCAGAGTAAAAACGGGGTGTTGCGCCTGAGGCGCCACCAGCTACACTACTATCTGTCACGTCAGCTCCGCATAAGCTGTAGTGGACCAGTCAACCAAGCGACTGATTACCGGCCGGGCCGCTCCCCCAGAGCGCCCGGCCAAATCATTTGCGAGGTTGTCAACCGGATGTGAGGTTCGCCCCACAGGATTGACAGCCTACTCCCCACCAACACCGCGCGGAACCCCTAAGGTCCCGACCCGCCGAGCCGATTTGAGGGGCATGAGCACAACACATAACCCCAACGCCAGCAGCATGTTTCAGCAGCTGATCGCCAGCCGTCCAGTCACCCAGGCCACCAAGCTTGAGCGCCTCCTAGACCTGATCGACACCGCGCACAACCGTTGCCGGAACACAGTGCAGCACCTGCCGCACGAGCACTACCGCCTCGACACCACCGGAGTTGAATACCTATACTGTGACGGTCGCTAGCCGGTCGCTCCGGAACGATCCGATCACCTGCACCGCGAGAGAGGTCCCCAGCCGAAAGGGTGGGGACCTCTTGCTATGCTGGCCAGACGACAGGCCGAGTCGGAAGCACCCCAGCCCGGTTCACGTGCACACGTAGGATCATGGACGAGCTGGGTTGCCCAGCAAAACGGCCGGCCCCGAAAGGGACCGGCCGTTTTCGCTTGTGTCAACTACGGGGCAAGCCGCCGAGCCACATACCCGAGGCCCATCATGAGCACCGCGAGGATGAGCAGCAGCGCCGTGTAGAGCGTGCCGACCATCAGCCCCAGGCCCGAGCCGATCTCCTCCAACTCAGAGCTAGGGTTGGACATCGCGACGACGTTGATGACGTAGTTCATCAGCGCGTAGACGAACAGCGCCGCGCCGATCCCGACCCCGGCCGAGCCGACCCACTTCCCGACCCGCAGCCGAGCGGCAGGCGCAGCCGGAGCCAACCGCGCGGGGGACACGTACTGCTCCTGAGCTGCCATCTGTTCCTGACTCATACCCTGACCTACGTAGTTCGGACCCATGTGATTACTCCTTTAGTGTTCGAGGATAGGCCGGCCGGCCCCAGGCAGGAGCCGGCCGGTACTACTGCTAGCGACCCGCGTTCGCCGCGTCGCCGGAAGCCGTTGCCGCGTCCGAGCCCCAGTTCTTGAGGGTCCCCGTGTGCGACTCGCACAGCCGGACAGTGTCGCCCTTGGACAGGGCAGGGATCAACGGGAACACCGAGTCGATGAACTCGCAGCTAGCCTCATTGACCCGGGCAGCCTTGTCGAACCCCGTGCTGGCAGCCGAGAGCGCGTTGCTGGCATCCATCAGATCCAGCTTGAGCCCGTCAACCGTTGCCGCGTTCGCGGACAGGCGACGCTGCGCGTCGGACAGGTCAGTGCGCGACTTGGCCAGGTCTGCCGTAGCCGTAGTTGCCTTCTCCTGCGCCGCGTTACCAGCGATGGCCGAACCCATCCAGCCGAAGGAAGACACGGCCAGGCCCACGCCGAGGACCGTGGGAAGGATCCAGCCACGCTTGCGCGGAGCCGCCGCCGGGGGAGCCCCGTTGATGATGACGGCGGGCTCTGGCGTAGTTGGGTCGAACTCAGTAAGGAAGGGCTGTGTCACGGTGGCTCCAGTGTTTGACGGGTGACTTGCTTACATGGGCAACTATACACAGCCTCCCAACCACTGTCAACAGATCCCACCAACCAATCTCCCGGTTGTGCCTGTGACTGGAGAGCTGTAAGTTGCCTGTGTAAATCCCCCCTACGAGAAGGGCAACACCCATGTCAGGAAACAAAGTGGTTGGCTCCGCTGGAGCTGCCACTGCCACACTGCCCATCACCGGCAGTCCCACCATCACGCTGGTCATCGGATCCATCGCGATGCTGGCAACCGGACTGCTCCTGTTCAGGGCTGGCCGAATCCGTAAGAGCGACATGGCCTAGTTGGTTGACAGGCCCGAGATACCGAGCTAGTCTGAACGAGTCCTTTTCGAGGGGACAACGGTTATAAGAGGGATGGCAGCCCCCGATCGTGGCGAGAGGTGGCTGCAAGGAGAGGGACGTACCCGCGCGACACGGGGGTACGTCCCTTTCTTATTTCTTGTTGAGCACGACGTAGGCCCACAGGGAGCCCACCGCTATGAGTAGCAGTACGCCAGACGTTGCACTCATCGCTTACCTCCCGCCGAGCTGAGTACGTACAACCAGAAGGCTATGGCCGCGATTGCCATCCACTGGAGCAGCTCCACTAGGGAACCCGCTTCAGCGCAGCCGCGAGGTCCACTCGATCATTCCCGCCGGGAGACCGGTGCCACACCTTGCCGCTGTCAACCGCGATGACAGTGCTAGGCGTAGCCCCCATCACCCCGTGCAGATGCACCTGATCCCCCGGCTTGAGCTGCGCTTCCTCCAGCGACCTGGCACTGAGGGTGTATGGAGTGTGGTAGTCGGTACCCATCGGGTAGTCGTTGTGTGTCTCCACCACCCAGCAGAAGGTCCCGTGACACGCGACCACCTCCACCTCCACGCCACGGTGTATGTAGATCTTCCCCGGCTGAGGTCTGTCAACCACGTCTCTACTCCTAAGGATCTCTTCCATCCGGACCACGGCTTCCGTGTAGCTCTCGGTCAGCTGCTGCACAAACTCGCTAATCACTGCCACCATCCCACATCAGGCCAGAGATCCAGCCCGAACGCGCGGCCCAGCATCAGGACCACGACCAGCACGATCACGGCAACCAACAGCCCGAGCCCGAACCCTAACCGCCTCATCTCGTCCACACCCAGACCAGCGCGGCGCCGATCATGCAACCCCAGAGCAGGCATATGGCCACGGTCCACCACAGCAACCGCATCAGATCCCGGCCGAAGTTGTCCACTACTTCTTACTCCCCGCCACGAGGATGACCACCCACGCCAGCGCTGCCAGCATCCCGATCAGGAGAACGTCCTCGCCGCTCAGGTTCATTAGAATAGATCCAGTTCAAGAGACGTCAGTTTGTCGGCCGGCACCCACTCGCCGTCCTTCTTGGCAAAGCAGTCCGGCGCCATCACGCCCACGACCTTAGTCTCCAGAGACATCACCTCATGGATACGTAGGCAGGTTACGTGTGTCGAGTGGTTCAACCAGACGAAGAACAGCAGGACCAGAGGCCCGATGAACGCGACCCGAACCAGCGTCTTCTTAGCGAACGACCCTGTGTAGTAGCTGTCGGCCCAGTCGCCGAGGTCCTCGATCAGGTGCACGTGCTCTCATCCAGTGATCTTGTAGTTGGTGTGGTCACCCCGTGGTCGCGGCGGAAGCACGCTGCCAAGGAGTAGAGACGCCATGACGGACACCCCCACCCACCCGAGCACCCACCAGAGTTTGTGGTCATGCACAGCGAACGCGATAACGAGCGCTCCAGCTATCTGGAGCAGCCACACTGCCACACGTCCCCGCCAGTTAGCACGCCAGGCTGTGACCACCGCGTCTAGGTACTCCCGGTTATAGTCCATCCCCGGATCTTACGCTCGCCGGAGCCCATTCCTCCCGCCACCCGAGAGCCCAGCGGTAGCCATAGGCCACCACCCGGAGCGTCTCGCAGGGCCACGTGACCGGGTACGTGTACGGCTCCCCGCTCCCACAGGCTCCGCAGTAGTGGCCCGCGTCGTAAGTGCCGTTACCGTCGCTGTAGCTGCCCCCCGGCATGTGCAGCTGGAGCAGCTCGTAAGCCATGCGCAGCTGCGCAGCAGCGCGTAAGTACGTAGGCATGTCGTGTTGGGCAGCCATTGCCTTCTGAGTTTCCTTCTCCAGCACGCCGGCCAGCCACTCGTCGATCCGCCTCACCGGGGGATCACCCCGTCACACTCGGTTGACAGGACCGCCAGCGTTTCGACCGGCACGGTCAGCCCGTACTTCTGCGCGACCTCCACGAAGCGTTGCGTGTACGCGCACGTGTCCACGTCTGGCAGCCACTCTTCAGGCCCGCGCCCGTCCTTGACCACCTGGACCCCGGCCTCTACGACCAGGAGGTTGTCAAGATCATTGTAGAACGATTGCCGAGCTGAGCGCTCCCACTTCCAAGCGCCATGCTCCCAGGCCCAACGCTCGGAGACCACGTGGTTGACAACCACAGGTATGTCGTGACCAGGCTCCAGCAGGATGCCTGTGTATGGCGAGACCAGCCACCCACCGGCCAGCTTGCACCCATCCTGCTTCTCATTGTGAATATCCCTCACGAGCGCGTCGATCATCTGGTCACAGCCATCGTCGCCATCAGTCTCGGCCCAGTCCCCGAAGGCTCCCTCTTGGTAGGGGGGAGCGGCTGAGATGTCTCGCGACGTGTTCGACAGGAAGGCCGACCAGATCCCCGCCGTCATCACCATCAACAGGCCCACGACCAACACCGCGCGCCACCACCACTTGCCTGCCAACTCTCAGCCCTCCAGAAACTTGATGAACCACCAGTTCCGAGCCATAAACATCATGTCGTGTACGACCAGGAGAATCGCAGCCGCGAACGCAAGCAGGGTGATTGCGAGCATCGTGAACCGGAGCCACCAAGGCCAGTGCCTCATGCCGCCGGCTTGCGCTTCCGAAGGCGCAGCTTCCCGTCGTTGTAGCGCGCCCGATACCGCGCCTCCCAGACGATGTCAACCGCCTCGGCCAGCGTCGGAACCTCGGCCAGCAGGACCGGGCTGTCGACGCCGTACAGATAGGCCCGCCAGCCACCAGTGTCTAGGTTGACCAGCGCCGAGCCGATCCCCACGACCTTGCCCGGCGCCTGCGAGACATAGATCGTGTTGTAGTTCTTGGAGACCTGGCACACGAACCGCTGATCTTCATTCACCAGCCGGCTCCACGGTCACGCGCCATACCCAGCCGCCGCCCTCGCCGATTTCCTCGCGCCGCTCCACAGTGACCTTCTCGTCCGGACTGTAGGCGTTGAAGATCCGCCGCATCACCACAGCCTTGTGTGGATCTTCCACGTTGGGAACCGGGACGGTTGTCTGCCGGATGCCGTAGGGAGGTGTGACCCGGATCCGGTCACCCAGTTGCTGTGTCACCCACACATGGATCACGGCTAGACCTCGCTCTGTTTGTTGATGTGGACCGCGTTAGGTATAGCGCCAGTCTGGCCCAGAGACACCAGCCCGACCCCGAAAGCAATCATGTCGAGACGTGACAACAGCGGGCAGGTACTGACAGTGAACGTGCCCACCGCGAACGTGCCACCAGGCGTGTCAACCACGATCTCATCCACGTACTGGTCATCCTGCTCGATCACGTAGACGTGGTAGAACGTCATGCCGTACCGCCAGCGGCGCCGCTCCCAGTGACTAGCCACTTTCCCCAGCCCGCTTAAGCTCCCGCTGCCCGTCCTTGCTGGGAGCGCACTTCCGGCAGACGCCGGCCGCATTGTCACCCAGCCAGGTTGTGGCCACCACGCCGCGTCGCTTGTAGCAGACAACGCAGATCCCCAGGACCAGACTCACTCCGGCTCCTCCACCTTCTCAGGGTTGTGTGGGCAATGATCCAGCGTCAGACCGCGATCCTTGGGATCCCAGCTAGGGATCAGGACGCCGCACCCACACACCACCGGCCACGGAGGTCCGAGCGGTGTGTAAGGAATCAGGCCGCCGCACCCGCAACTACATGTCTCTGGACTCGATGGCAGTTTCATGGAGCCAGCGTAATCCTGCCGACGAACATCAGATCCCCGTGCACGTGCACCCGCTTGCGCAGCTCCTCCTGTACGGCCGCTTCAGGCAGTGCCTTGTACGCCATCCAGACGCCTTCATTCTCGTCCGCCGCCTCAACGAACACCTCGGGCAGTCGGTCGAATTTCACCCTGTAGCGCGCCATCAGTCCTCCACCAGCTCCACGGCCTTGATGCCGTACTCCGGGTTGTCGTCGATCATCTCCCACTCGCCGATGTCCCGGCTCCAGCCCTTGGAACCCCAGCCCGTGCACTGCGCGCAGATCTGGTGTGGCATCACGTTGTAAGCCTCCTGCTCGGCCGCCTCTTCGTCCTCCGCCTCCACGGTCACGTACATGTCCAGTTGGGTCCGGTAGTTCACCCGGTACTTAGGCATCACTTACCATCCCAGTTCAAGAAGTTGGTCAGGAAGCGGATGATGTCTTTCGCTTCCTCATGGTTGACACGGAGCCGAATGCTCCGGTCCGGCTCCCGCTCCAGGTTCACGTGCAGCCGAGCGTCCTGCGAGTTATACCAGGCACCGCCCCCGTACGAGACTTCCCACGACCTCTTAGACATCCTCTTCCTCTTCCTCTTCCTCTTCCTCGGGTAGGTCGGCGTACTCACCCAGTCCCATGAGCGCGTCGAAATACTCCGCGTCGTCGAGACTCTCAGCCCAGCGGATCACAGTGCGAACACCGAGACATCCAGCCCGGCCGCCTGTGCCAGAGCGATGATCAGCTTCTCTGTTTCGGCAGGAGTCAGCTTGACCGCCGCCGAGTTGCCCCGCGCGTTCTCCAGTGTTAGGTGAGTGCCCGGCTCCATAGCCAGAGCATCCACGTAGATGTAACCGCTGCTGTCGAGTGCGATGATGTTTTCCATACCCCGTACAGTACACCCCTGGTCAACGACTGTCAACTACCAGTTTCTCGTTGCTACTCGTTGACCGTGCTGCTATAGTAGGGGCATGACCACCACACAGATCACCCAGTCTCAGATCCAGCTGACCCCCGCCGACACGGTTGTGGCCGGCTCTACCATCATCCGCAACCGGTACGACAACGGCGTGATGATCGAGCCGTCCTCTCACCTGGTTGAGCGCGCAGGGTTTGACGCCAAGGAAGGCCGCGTTGTTTTGAAGTGCGGTTACCGAGTCTTCACCCTGCGCCCGAACGACCTGGTGATGGTCGTAGCTGGTGCCACCGCCCCGGACCCCCAGTTGGAAGATCTGGTTGACATGACCCTACGCGGCGCCGGGATCACCGAGGAGACTCTGACCAAGGCCGACGAAAACCTTGACGACGTCTGGCACGTCGGCTAGTTTTCATCTCGCCGGTCACCGCGAACCCCACAGGAACAGACCGCCTGTGGTCCACGCGGAACGCACTCACAACGCGGTGACCGGCACCTAAGTCCTTACTCCCGGGGGAGAGAGGCGGAGGACTACGGACGGGTGATCCTCCGCCTCTCGCCCCCACAGAAGAAAGCCCCCGGTTACCCGGGGGCTTCTCCACATGTAGTAGCCGCGCCAGGACATCCACGACTGGCCTCTGCTACTGATATGACTATGTAGTTGTGAAGGGAGCTTACCATCCTGGACCCTACAGACAAGATGGCTGTGCACCCCGTACGCTCCTGGTTGCCTCAGCACCTCAAGCCTGTCACGACCAGCCTTTGCAGTGATTGCTACCGGCTGTGCCACCACGACCCGCCGACCGAGCAGGGCTGCTTTGTGCTACCGGGCCGGTACGGAGAGAACCTCTACGTTGTAGTTGAGATGGGAAGATTGACGTGAGCGAATCAGCCGTGATCACCTTTACGGACGGCAAGACTGCTGAGGCTATGCCTACCAGCATCACGGTAGCCGGCATCCCAGGTGACCGACCGGGGGATGTCAACTACCAGTTCGTCTACCGGACCCCCGGCTCCAGCCTCTGGTACGTGCCTCTGTCCTCTGTGCTCTCGATCGTGTTCCACATGGAACGGCCCAAGCGTTCCCGCCGGCTCCGCCGGAAGCACTCCCAGGTTAGCCCGACCCAGGTAAAGCTGGCAGTTGACAAGGATCCAGCCTGAACCCTAGTGTGTTGCCATGAGGCTGAGCGCCGACCTCGGAGGGGTTGCGCTCAGCCTTTTCCTTGTGCGGCGAAAGGGACGACGATGACCATCCTGGACCAGTCCGACGTTGTGCACACGCTGCTCCAGCAGCGGGACAAGCTAACCAAGTCGGTTGCCGCCATGGACTCCATAGCCCGAGCCGAGCAGGCTCGCTACGCGCGTCTCCTGGTGCTGGCCCGTGACCTGGTTGGCTCGTGGGGGGTAGGGCCGCTATCCGCAGTGGAGCAGCGGTTTGCCACTGCGCTGGAGGAACTTGACACTCCAGTCAGCTTGGCCGAGCTGGCTCAGATCTCCAGTGTCAACCGGGGACGGTAGTTGCGCCGAGCCATGTAGATCCTGACCTGCCGGCGGGTGTCCTCGTCTACGCAGCCCACGAACACGACCTCATCATCCGGCTGGTACTTAGTCCGGGGGTGGTGCTCCTGCCCGTTGACGTGCAGCCAGAATTGATCGTGTGTGAGCTTGCGCCGTTGGATGTACTGGTGCCCGCGCTTCAGGGTGTCCGCGTAGATGTAGACCACTGCTGCCCTCTCCCGCTGCTCCAGATGCTTCCACCGCGTGCCTATCCGGTGGCCCTCAAACTCAAGTTCTTCCACAGCTAAACATCCTCGCGTAAAACAGAAGGCTAGATAGGAGCCACTTCAACAGTCCGCTCATCATCATCATCTTCTTCAATGTGATCGAAGGAATTGTTGATCTCTTCTACAGCTGCCTTGGTCCGCTCCACCCAAGGCCCCAGGTGGTTGACACCCAGCGAGCCCAGTTTACCCAGCGTGCCGGCCGCTATCTTCACACTGCTCTCCAGCACATGCGCAGTCAGTCCGACCAGCGCGCCTATGGAAGAGACAGCCACCTCCAGCCGGGTGACACGGACGGACAGGTTGAGCAGCGCCTCATCCACGGGATCCATGGGAGCCTCGGGATCCGCCATCACTCGGCCGCCAGGTACCGCAGGAACAGCTCCACACGCTCGCTGGCACCCTCACGCTCATCCGAGCTGGCCACGTACGCCTCCCAGCTGCCCGAGTCGACTACGAACGCCGCCAGCTGGCCGCGCCGGATACGCCAGGCAGTTTGAGAGATCACGCGCAGCCGCTCCTTAGGGCCGGCCCCCACCAGATACCACTTGCCAGGCGTGGCCTTGCACTTGGTTGCGACAGCTACATACGGCTCGAAGAGGATAGTGGCGCGCTGCGATGCTCGCGCCGGAGGGTTGGCTACCTTGGTGATTTTGTCCATGCCAGCTAGCGTACGTCTCTTGCCAACGTTTGTCAACCGGGGTAGTGTACGACACATGCCTGAGCGACGCTTGGTCCGGATCTGGTGGGGGAGCTACGTCGCCTTCCGGGAGGTTGAAGACGTCCGCATACCGATCCTGGAAGGCAAGCCTGTGATCACGACCCACCTGTACTACCCAGAGGACGGCAAGGCACTGTGCGGAGTAACGCTCGCCGGCCGGCAACAGGCATCTTTCACTACCTGTGAGTGCCAGCTGTGTTGGTTGACAGCCCAGCGGATACAGGAAGGACCCCGCAAGCCGTTGCTGGCTCCGCGCTGGAAGCCATACGCCTACGGGGACCACTGGTCATACCGGTTCGTTCAGTAAGCTGCGTCGTTCGCCCGCGCCTGCATGACAATCCCGTGCACCCAGGTAGCCGGGATGCCCTTGTCCATATGCGCCGTGGTTCGGATATCCAGCCAGGTGGTACCTCGGTTCAGAACCGACACCAGGCAGTCCACGTTCCACGGTGTGATGACAACAATGGGAGGCTGCGTAAACCTGCCCCCCGGGAAGTTGACTCGGGTGGTAGCTGTCCTGCCCGCGCCGGCCGTGATCGCTGGAGTCTGCACCGTGAACGTGAAGACAGCGAACGGGAAGTATTTGTACTGAGTCCCGTTGGCCACGACTCTGGCCACGTCTCCGTCTGCTATGAGATGAAGCTGGTTGGCGAGTGTGGTGCCCCGGATCTGCTGCATGACAGCTGTGCCGGAACTGTCCACGTACTGGCGGTAGGTTGTCGCTACGCCGCCCGCGTTCCTCTTGATATCGAATAACGTATCTTTGTTGACGGCCGTGCTGCCCAGTGAGATCCAGTCAGAGACCGTTAGCGTCTTGGTGGCAGCAGCAGTGTTCAGCGCGGTGAGCTGATTCTGCAGCCCCTTGAGAGCCGCGTCGGTAGCCTGCGCGAGATTCTTGAAGGCATTAGGCCCGTCCGCGTCGTCCGTATAGTCCGGCCATGGGAGGTTATTCGGTGCGCCGGTAGTCTGTGCCATCTCGTCACCTCTCTTTGCCTAGGATCAAGTCTATAAGGCCCTGCCGATCCTTGTCCCGGATCACCTGCTCGATGGCCGTTTCGTTCTGATCGAGCCGCTCCAGCTGCGAGAACTCCACGGTCCCCTCCGTGAAGTAGTCGACCACGCTGAGGGAGCTGTGCTTCTCCGCCCCCGGCCGGTGGAACCTGGCCATGGCCTGCGTCATGGTGGGGGACGACCAGGAGCGCTGAACCATCAGGATAGTGTCGGCCGCCGTCAGCGTGATCCCCTCGGCCGCCGCCCCGAACGTGCAGAAGATGTACTGCCGCTTCCCAGACTGGAACATCTCCATTGCCCGTTTGATCTCGTGGTCCGGGAGCCCGCCCGCGATCACCGCGATCTCATTCCAGTTGGTCCCCATACGGGTGCGCAACACGTCCTCTGTCAACCGCAGGAGCTTCTTGCTCTCGAAGAACACGATGCACTGCGAGTCGCCGAAGTCGCCCGAGGCGATATCGTCCACTACCGCGTCGACCTTGCACGACGGCATAGCCAGGTTGATGGTCACGCGGGGTGTCTCCTGGCCCGGGACGACCGAGGTGATCACCGAGCCGTGCGCCTGAGCCAGCATCATCAGCCGGCCGGTCTTGATCATGATGTTCTGCGCTGTCAACCGGTCTACCGAGCCGTCCGGCTGCCGGAGCCACGCGACCATCTGGTCCCGCATCTCGACGTAAGCCTTCTCCTGCGCCTTGCCCATGGCCACCGTCCGGACCAACGAGCCGCCGCGTTGGATCTCTGGCAGGTTGAGAACGTCCGCCTTCAGAACCCGGCGGGTGATCGCCTGGAACGTCGCCTGGAACTCCTGCTCCCGCTCCTGCTTCAGACCCAGGACCCGCTCGAACCCCGCGTTGTCGAATCCCTTCCGGCAATACCAGTCCACCCAGCTGCTCTTGACCGGCCACGCAACCGGGTCCAGCCAGTGCAGCGGGGACCAGCAATCGTCGGGGGTACGAGATACCAGGGTGCCCGAGAGCCCCCACCTACGGGCTTCTGGACGGGCTGCGGAAAGACCCCATAACGCCTGAGCGTTCACAGTCTTCGCATTCCGGATTCGGTGGATCTCGTCCGCGACGATCACCGACCAGGGAATCGCGTTGAGTTCCTTCTCGTGTGCCTGGCACTGCGCCGGCTTGACCGAGCCCTCTTCAGAGAGCTTTGGCCCGCCGCACTTCTCGCACTTCTTCAGCGCGTGGCCCGGGAACGCACGTAGCCGGGTGTGCGTGCGCATGGCCTCCCAGCCGATGATCACGATGTCGCCCGGCCCCACCTCGGCCAGCTGCTTGCGCCGCTGCATCAGAGTCCCACCGACCACTACCGCCCGAGCCCCCGGCCCCAGGTACTCCGCGATCTCAGACTGCCACCCCCAGCGGACCTTGTTCGGGCAGACGACCAGGACCGGCCCCGCCTCCAGCAGATCGTCAGCTGCCAGAGCCGCCAGGACCGCCCGGGTCTTGCCGACCCCGACCTCACTCAGCAGCAGCCGGCCCGGGATCTGAGCCTGCTCTGTCAACCACAGCGCGTCCTGCACCTGGTGCGAGTAGAGGCGACCCCCCACATGGACAGCCTCCCGCTGCGCGGACTGCTCCAGCAACTCAGACCAGCGCGCCTTGTCCTCGGCCACCCACATCCCCACGGCAACGTCCGGCTGCAGCGGGATCCGGAGGTAGCGCGCGATGTCACCCAGCGCCAGGACCGCCGGCCGCTTGGCCGGGATAGTCCAGCACGCCCCGTCCTTCCAGTAGAGCGCGCCAGGGATCTCCTTGATCCTGCCCAGCGTGGCCGGGGGAGACTTCACCGCCAGCCGGCCGGAGTAGCGGTTGCCATCAGGGACGAACGAAACGTTGATCACTAGTCTCCCCGGAACTCTTCATCAAGGTCTTCATCAGACTTGGCCTTGGCCGGAGGCAGCGGCAGGAACCGTTCTTCGATCTCTCGCTCCTCCCGAAGCTTGGCCTTGATCCGGATGTGCGCAGTCGAGTCCGTGAACGTGAGCCCCTGTAGCCGGCCCCGCCACGTGATCTCCGCCTTCTTGATGTACCTGGCCCCGTAGAGATCCGCCATGTCCAGCGCAGCCTTCAGCTCATCGACTGTCATACCCACGTCGCGGTTACTGGCCGACGCTGTGAACTCAACTCCCACGGCTGAACTCCCCTACATGATTGCTTGCCCACAATAGACAGTGACGTAGCGCGTCCCGCGCGTGGCCCCGCCCCTTAGGGACAGGATAGTGTTTCATGCGCTCCTCAGTCGCGAACGCCTTCGCATCTCCCGGATCCTGTAGCCAAATCTTGTTCCCATTCAGGTGGCACTCGCCCTTCATCCAGCCGATCATCTCAAGGCTGGCCGGTTGCCAGGTCTTGTACCCGGGTCGCGGCTTGAAGGACTCAGTGACCACGCACAGACTCGCGAGGGATGTGCTGAGCACCTTGTGAAAGTAGTCGATGAACTGAGTCTGCGTGTGCTCGTGCCACTCCAGCACGCTGATCTCTTCAGGGCCATAGGCCACTGCCCGGATGACCCCCGTCATGACCCCCGGATCAACAGCCACGATCGTGACCATCCTGACCACCTGCCTTCTTACTTGCAGTCTGCCCATGTTCGGCCGATCACTGGAGTTGCCGTGATGGAGACCCCGTACTCCTGCTTGTCAACAACAGCGTTCATCACCTCGCGGATCGTGTCAACCGCCTCGATGACTGCCCACGCCGGCATCTCGAACAGGACCTCATCGTGCACCGGCAAGATCATGTACTCCTCCAGCCCGGCCTGCTGGAGCCCGATCAGCGCCTTCTTCAGGATCTCAGCCGCGTGGCCCTGCGTGGCCCAGTTGGGGAGCTTCCGGATCTCCTGCCGACGCTTGAGCTTGAACCGCCGGCCGGTCGGGGTGGTCACGTAGAAGCCTTCAGGGTTGAGCTT